ATGAAAAAGACAAAACAAAGGGTCCCTAGAAAAGACCTCAGGAACGGATGTTCCAGAACTCAATTCTACTTTTCACCTAAAGACCTCCTTACAGCAAGGTCAAACATCACATTACAAAAAGATTGTTTCATAGAATGTCGTTTCCATGATCCGAAATTCCAAGTGAAACACCCTTCAGGTTACCAGTTCCGGAAACGGTTGAATGGATTTACGACACTAGCAGAACTAAAGGAGGCCGCTGTTGTTTATAGAAGTGAAATGGAAAGGCTTCTGGACGATTATCATTACAATCCCATCACGCAAAAATATATGGTGGACGAATCAAGCGAACTGAATCCGGATACTGACTTCAAATCAGCTTTGCAGAAAGCACGTTTGCATCTTTCCGGGTCCGATAAACATCTGAATGAAGTAAGGATTGCCATTAATAGATTCGAAAAGGGTATCGATGAAATGAACTATTCCTATATCAATATTTCCACGGTCAAGATATGGCATATCGTAAATACATTGGACCATCTGAAATTAGGTCCAAGTTACTTCAATAAGTTCAGGCAATATCTGAAAGATATCTTCAAGATATTGGTTCAAAGGGGATGTATTGAGAATAATCCGGTCAGGGAGATCGATAAGAGAAAGGTCATTCCAAAGATCAGGGAAATCATTTCGGATGAGAAGCTCCCATATATTGACAAATTTTTAAAGGAAAGACATTATAGTTTCTTCAGATATAAAGAGATATTCTATAGAAGTGGTTCGCGATCTTCCGAGCTGTTCCGGATACAGAAAAAGCATGTCAATATCGAAAAACACGAATATGTTATCCAAATACAGAAAGGAAGCTATTATAAATGGGTTACTAAAGCCATAAATATAGGCTCATTGAAATATTGGAAAGAGCTATGTGAGCTTTGTACTTCTGAAGATGATTATATATTCTCTGAAGGTCTTGTTCCAGGCAATTATTCGATATCTCCATCTAGGATAACACATAGATGGTCAAAATATGTAAAAAATACGGATAATATCAAAGATGAGAATGGTAATGTTATTCCCATTACAGAAGATTTCTATTCATGGAAATATCTTTATTTGGATAAACTGGACCAAATTCAAAATTCGTCAAATGTTATCCCTATCGACTTTAATATTGCCCAAACCGCAGCTTCACACACAACTGATAAAACAACATCAATATATACGGTTGGCAGAAGCAAAAGGCAGCTTGAGTTCCTAAAGAATATCGAGGTCGGATAAAAAAATAGCGACAATGTTGGATCTGTCGCTATTAAAGTTAAGTTTATATTCAGCAATGAGTTAAACTTAACGCAAATATAATAAAAATAATAAAGCCCTGATTTATTCAGGGCTTCTTAACAATAGATAAGTAGAAGTGTTGAATTAATACTAAAGTTCTATTGCCAATAATTCTTTTGCAAAGTTATGTAATCCGATTTGAATTTTATCTTTTTGTTCCCTTCTCGGTTTTTTTAAACCAGATGAATAATGTGCAATTTGTTTTTCGTTGATTCCTGTCAGCGTTTCGAATCCAGGATAAGTGATAATTCCTTTCAAGTAATTAATCAGACTTTCTGTGTCAAATTCATACTTGACAGTGTATTGACCTTTTAAAATGCTAGGAACATTTTCAGGTGCATTATTCTCAATTAAAAGTTGAATCGATTTTAAAATGGATTCTTTGGCTTCTTGTGGTGTATCACCACCGCCATAAATACCTTCAACATTTTCAGCATAAGCAGAATACATATCCGGTGTTTTTTCGATAACTATTTTAATAGTATTCATTGTTTTAGAGATTTTAAAGATTTACTAATTGTTTTATGAATTAATCAGCTTTCAAAAATAGGGGCTAATTAAAGCCCCATTTCTTTGATGATCTTACGTTCAAGACCTTTTCCAACTTCTTTTGGTCCATGATAAGGAACTGGGTAAGTTCGACCGTCTTTCTCGTAGATGTAATGGCTTCCATCGGTTCTGATGTGAATCCATCCATTCTTTTTTACCTTTCGGTGTAATTCGCTTGATTTCATAGAACGTTTTTCTGTATTAATTCAACCCTGTAAAGGTATATAATTATATACTAATATGCAAATATTTTTGCAACTTTTTTTAATTATTTTTACTTTAATTTAGTTTATCAATTTCAAAAGATGAAACTTAAAGCCACAATCCGGGAATCAATTGAACCAACTGATAAAAGTGTAATAGTTGAATTTTATGGTGATGCCAAAAAACAGCATTTTGAAGTGCATTGCACGTTCAATCCATATCAATTGGGAATTCGTAAATGGGATTATTGGGAATTCAAAATAAGATTCCAATCAGAAATATTTGAAGAACCAAAAACAAAGAAAAAATCATACTTCACGCATTTATATTGTGATGAAGCAAAACCAGTGAACGAATAATAAAAATCCCGGAACACGTCCGGGATTAGATAAACATCTCATTTTTTTAGAAATTATCCCATTGAAAATGCATCCAGTCATAGTTTTTTTCACGGCCTAGTGAAACAAATCCATTTTTATAAAATATGTCAATCATCTGCTTATATTCAGGACGTGCAAATCTTGCAGTTTTGGAAGTTTCCTTTAATTGATTACGTTCTGGGTCCAAATCGATTGCCAAACCCCAAGCATGAACCGAATAGTTAGAACCGCCCCTCATTTGCCTGAAATTAAAGCAGCCGCCAAACAGATCAATCCCTAATTCTTTGATTTTTTCATAGCCGTAAGCTTTGAGTAAATCAGCAAAAACGGCCTTCAAAGGTTCCGCAATAGCTTTGTGACAAGTCAATTTTTTTACAGATGTCTTTTTATCCCAAGCAATACGCAAAGGAAATGGAAGCTCTATTGTTGTGAGATAGCCCGTTCCGTTAGGTGTCGGCACACCATATTTTAAAATGTATTGTGAAGTTGTTTTCATATTTATAACATTAAAAATTAAACATTCTTCCGGTTCGATTATACTTTGTCAATAGTTCCCATCCAATAATTGAAACAACCACAATCAAAACATAAAGCCACCACGAATCTCTTTTGCTTTCTGTTTTTTTCGATAATTCAAGACTAGTTTTTTGTAATTTAGATAGTGATTTATTATTTGTGGTTATTAATTTCTGATTATTTCGCTGAAGTTTCAAATTATCCCGGTAAATCAGTTTTGAATTTTCAAGTATTTTTAAATTATCTTCTCTCAAAGATTCGGCTGATGATTTCCAGTAATCTTTTTCTTGTGATAATTTCGAATAGTTTTTTGAAGTTTCCCGTTCTGATTTCAATTTTCCATTCTCATAATATTCTCTGATCTTCTCGATCTCGGAACTATTTTCTGAATTTGATTTTTCTCCGGATTTCTCAGAATCCGATTTTGATAATTCAGTTGTTCGAAAATCTTGAGCAACTGAATTATCTTCCGTTTTCGACTCTGATTTTTCAGTGTTTTCAATTTTAGAAATATCTGATTTACTTTCTGAAAATTGATTCAAAGAAGCTTTCTCAGACTCTTTTGTCTTTTCTTTTTCGGTGTTTCGACTTCCACAAGAAATCAAAACAATGCTAAGCAGCAGGTAAATTATTTTCTTCATTATTATTTTGGGTATTTTGAAATTCAAGGAAAGCTTTGAGATTTCCATCTTTTTGATAATTATAAAGTGCTTTTATTAAAAATTCAGGTGGAAATCCTCCATTGGTTAAAATGAAGCCGTTTCGAGCTATTTTTGATATAGGAAATAGTAATGTCATCACTTGGACTGTGCTTGCAAATCCTATTTCCAGAAATCCCTCCGGAATAGATTCTCCCAATTTATCTAATGAAAAATAGACTGCGAAAATAACAGCAATCGTGATAAGTGTAGATTTGAAAAATTCACCAATGTCAAAGGTTCCAAGTTTAATATGCGCCCAAATACCAATTCCAGCATTAATCACTAAAACACCATATAAACTTTTTAAAAAAATTAGATGTTCATTGTGCCATCCGACCAAGAGATTAACGATGAAAATAATTGGTGTTATTTTAAAAAAACCTTTGTAGAAATATCGAAAGCGATCTTCATAAGTTAGTGGAATCCGGTGTGCGAAAAGCAAAATAACAGGCGTTAACCATAATGCTATTCTTGTGATGATATATTTTAATTTTGTTCTCATCTTACTAAAGTTCCATATTATCATCTTCTGCTATTTCATCAGCTGAATTTCTCCAACCCATATCGATAAGCTCATTATCTGAGATGAATTGGTCCAATTCTTCCGGGGAATCGAATTCTGCTGATTCATACATTGGACCATGCCATGTAGATACGTTGTCATAAAGTTTTGTTTGGATTATATTCTCATTATTCCAAACTACGATACAAGGTTTTGTTAATTCTTTCATTTTGATTTATTTTAATGTTATGATGTTGTGATCACTATTCCTAATGTTCCGATAAGATAATTCCTAGCAGCTGTATAAGTTTGGTAGATAGGTTTTGTATTATCGGTATAACTCGTATTCGGTGATGTGCCTTGAACGGTAATTCTTTTTGTCGTTAAGTTTACCGCTGTCACCTGATTTGCCATATCTATGATAAATTGAGAAAACTGGTCACTTGTTAATTTATTAGGTGTATTAGTTGATTGGTATAATAAATAATCTACTGCCTGAACATTTTCAGTTAAAACAGATGGGAATACAGCACCTCCCGAATATGTAAGCCTATTAACAGGGCCGCCAGCAGAATTTCCCATACTGACAAATGCCACTCTATTTCCTGTAAAATAATCTTTCAAATCGACCTGCAACCCTTCTAATTGTGTGCATTTGAAGTAATATAGGGTTGCAGGTAAATTTTGCATCAAAGGTGGGTTTACTGAATTGTAAGACCTAAGTGTTAAAGCTTTCAGATTGCTATTTTTCAAAGATGTTAATCCTGCAGCCCATCCATTAGTTACAGAAACTGCAAAATCCAAATTCGTTATACCTGGTAAAGAACTCAAAAATGTGAAGTCTGGCGATTGATTAATACTGCTGGTATAATTAACTAAATTTGGAAAATTCGTGAATATTTGTAATTCGGTCTTCCATATACCATTTGAAGTTTGAGATATAGTTATTGATGTAATATCAAATATTGATAGGTAAAAAAAATTGTTTGGAAAATCCTCATCTTTCAAACCATTTCCTGAACCGTTATTATCTTCGTTTATATTAAATGTTTTCGATATTGAATTAGAAGTTGTTTTTTTAAAGATATTGGCATTTGTACCTATCCCATAATTAGCTATAATATCTAAACTCTTATTGAAAGTTACAACAAGGCTTCCAGCGGTTGTTCTATCTGTTTTACTAATTCCTACTAAAATCTTGATATCAGCATCATTAAACACAATATTATCGGATATTCGCCTTTGTAGGGATCTATTTCCCATTGATTGAATCTTTGATACCGTTTGACCTTTAAATATTAATGACATTATGCTGTTATATTTAGATTTTTAATTGCATTCTTCTGATCTGTTGACATTGCGTTATACACAGCAGTTGTTACCGTCCATTCTGTTAACTGAATTCCATTAAATGATGTTCGCTGTATCTCTGTACCCGATGATGTACCATCGGATGTTTGTACATAATATTCTCCCCGTTGAATGCCCAAAGTGGTCAACTGCGCCAAAGTAGGAGGATTTTGGGAACCATATCTTAGTTGCTTCAAAGGTTCTCTTGTGTTGCTTAGATATGTGGAAAGATTCAATCGTCTTACAATACCTAATGAATCAGTGATTAAAGCGTATAGATAAGTCGAGTCCGGAGCAGTGATATTGGTAGTTGTGATAACATATCGATTTGCAATTGCAGCCGAATAAGTAACATTGGTCACATAGTCCGAAAGATTTATTCCTTCTAACTTGCTCCAATGAGCTGCACTCATCGAGCCACGTTGTGAAGATGATGCCTGCAATATATCCAATGCGATATCATCACCGTTACCGGTTATAGGTCCTGTAACGTTTACAGTTGCTATAGCTCCAGCCGGTTTTAGAATATCTAACAGGTTTGTTTCCGGATCATATTTGACGAAAACAGTTGTTTTTGGCTTTAAAACAAAAGGAGTATTTATTGCCGAAAATCCCTTTGAAAGTCCGGATGTAGAACTGGTATTTATATTGATATTGACATTCGAATTGTTGTATATATGGAAGTCAAAAGCCCTTGTGCTTTCTTCAGAAAAAGTAATTCCGGATATAATTGTAGCAAATGAGCTTGTCCTGGTTGATGGATTTAAATAGAACGATTGACGTTTATCATTGAAATCCAGATAGAAAGTAGTTCCCTTATTGAAAATGACTTTCTTCCAATTATCCTCTATCTTTTCTTTTAATCCAGAAATAAGTTCCGGATCTATAACTTGGCCATCGGATGTAACAGTGATTCTTTTTATAAAGAATGCACCATCTGGGATAGTTGGTTCGATAGCTTCATATCCTTCCTCACCTTCTGCCAGATAGAATAGTTCGACTGTTGACAAGGCATAAATAATTAGTACTTTTATCTGATCTTCGGAAACGGGTGTGAAGGAAAATTCAGAGGGTGCATAGGTATAATAGGCAATACCTCCTAAAGTCACTTTGTTAACACCTGAATCACTCATATTGATCGTCACACTATCTGATGAGGTCGTTATCTCACCTATCAGATCAATGTGATTTTCATTTGAATCATCATCATAGATACCTAATTTAATTCGTAACGCCTCAATGTCACTTTGTGAAAGGTTTGTACCGTTTTTTTCCAGCTTTTCTTGGTTGGATTCGGTAAATGCAGTAGCTATTCTTTCACAAGTGTTCCCGCCGATCTCTGTTTCATTTCTAATTACCTCAATTAGTTCTTGTTTGGTTTCTACGCTCATAATTTTAAACTTCTGGTGGATTATTTGTCGGGATAAAGAGATGAGCTTCTGCTTGAGCTATACCATTGTAGTAATTTTGATCATAGCCATATGATATAGCACCATCTAAAATTACATCATCATTCATACTCACTGGAGCTGCATTCAAGTATATCGAACAGTTGTAAACTCCTACCGGTATTGTTAAAGGAGTTGAATTAAATACATCAGTACCTATTGGTGTTGATGTTGGTATAGTTAGATCATTGCCGAAAGGATTAACATTAACATGAGAAGCCTTTACTTTTGAACCTTTCCTACCTACCACATTGGCAAATCCTATAAACTCCATACCTTCCACATGCAGTTTATAGGTGCATGTTCCTGAATTAATATCTGATATTTTATCGGTAATATAAATAGTTGAAGATATCTCCTTTGTATATTGCAGTATATTCGATGTGATTTGGTCGCCATTCTGCAAGGTCAGAACAAGTCTGAAATAGTTTTCCCCGGTCCTAAGAACAACTTCTGTGTATGTTGTCGAAGTGTTGTTATATTCAACAAACGTTGTAGGATTATTGATATCCTTTCTTTGCCAACTCCAATATGTTATAGGGTTCGAGGGTGAAATGTTACTAACACCTGAATTTATCTCTATTTGATTATATATCCCTGTTAAAGGACCTGTATTATTATCAGGCCAAGTAATTTCAACAATCGGGTCCGGATCCGGAGGTATCTCATCAAGAACTTTGAAATTCCAATCATTTATATCAGTGATTCCTTCCCATAATATATCTTGAATAGGTGTATGAATACCTGCTTTATCTCCGTCAACTAATATGTAGTAATCCCCTGCATCAAGATCAGGTGTAAATTGGGCAAACAGGGTATTTTGATAGGCATTTGGCTTTTTTGATTCTATTAATGAACCATTTTTGTACAAATTGAACCTTATAGAATCATCGAAAATGAAAATATTTCTATTAAAAGTTACTGTAAATGTCTTCGTCACTGTTACTCCAGGGTCAAAAACTGAATCATCCGGATGATATAGACTGACAACGTAAAGATCTGAGAGGATCTGGGAGGTTATATCAAGATATTCCTCAATAGGATTACCTTCAAAATCTATCTGAAAAACATTGGAATCCGGTATCCTATCACCTTTTGATATTTTGGAAGGACTGGAAGTATGTCTTTGCCTGTCTATATAGGTAATATTATGACTCAATAATTTTACTAATCGATTGAAAGTGAAATAATCACTCAAATAGAATAAAAATTTATTGACAGGTGTGGTTACATTCCTTGAATAGAACTTATTACCTGATAATTGAATAATTTCTTCGTTCTCAGTTTCCTGATCAGAATCATTCTTGAAACATCTAAGCCTGATAACCTGATAAAATGATTGGTCACTGTAAGGTATTCCGAAAAGATATCCCTCGTTTTTATAGAAAAACTTAGACGTTTCTTCCTGGTTATCGAATGTGCTGTAAAATGGGTATGAATATATGCTTTTCCCTGACGAAGTAAACTTCAACATTAACAGACTTTCACCAAAATCCGTATCAGTTATGAATTCAAATATCAGCTGATATTTACCTGAAATGGTATCAAGAAATGGTTTTATCAAGATATCATATCCATCTTGGAATGTTTTGATAGCATTACCACATTCGTCTATCAACTGAGCTGTAATCACTCCATTGATATTCCAATCAAAATCAATGTTTGTAAATTGTAGTATGGAATCATTAGGCAATATATGAACAAAACCTGCGAACTTATTAAAGTAAACATTGGTATTGTCATTCATCAAAGCATCGGAAATGCTTTCATAGAATTTTAAAAAAGATATATCTATCTCATTATTGCCGTGATCGTAGTATTATTTTACAAATATAATTAATTATTCAAATGCATCGCTAAATGTTTTATCAAATATCTTATACCTCAACTCTTTATCATTCCTTTGTTCCAATTTTAACTTCAAGGTTCCGGTTTTCCAGGTATAGTCAACCTCGAAGGGATATCCTGTTATCACGTTTCCAACTTCATCAAAGCATTCAATATATCCCCGGCAATTCTCTGCATCAAGATTCTTATAATCTTCCATCATTTTCAAGAATAGTTCGAAATCTGCATAAACTTCTACATTTAGGAATTTAGGTGTTAAGATTGGTTCCGGAAGATTCACGCAATTGATAGAACCCATCTCTTTTACCAGAATACCATTAGTTTTTTGGCTTTCCAACGGTGGGTTATTTTTGAAATAAAGATTATTGATGCTCTGGTTACGGCTAAAGCTGCATGCTGTAGAAAAAAAGTTATTCCATCTGTCGAAATTTCTTCTGATACTATAATCTAGATTCGGATATAGAGTAGGTGAAGCTAGATTTTGTATCAGATCAAACCCTTCATTTGTGGCTGTCTGAAAATTGACATCCTGATAAACATAATATATCGTAATTGCTGAGGTCTCGTTATATGTCGGGGTGTGTCCTATCGGTTTAAGTGTCAATGTTACCTGCGTGATTGATAGGATTTCGTAATCTCCTGAATTATGACCTTCCTTTATTTTGAAATCATCCCCAACTTTCAAACCTCGCATATTCCAATTTATTGTTACATCACTTGTTGAAGAATTCTCACTGAAATTTGAAAGTAACAGATTTCCCCCGGATATTGACATTTGCAAATTAGCACTAAATTCACAAGCTATTCCTGATTCCAATGGGACCACTGAATTAATAAAAACCTTATCATCATCATCATCTGCAGTTGCCGGTGTCTTTGTTTCCAGATCTATGATAGCTTGAGATGAAAATCCAGATCTTACATATTTGATACTTCTTTCGAATTTATTCTCTACCTTGGAATTAGGTAAACTCCATTCTGCAGATGTATGGATATCATTGGTAGTATTCTTTGAAAGCCTGTTGGTCTCGTAGGTATCATATCCTATCAAAACGTTATTGATTTTAAATCTATCATTCCATTCCTCCTTATAGTTCTTTCCTGATGCCATGGGAAATGACGCCAATTTTACATCTCTGTAAAAATCGCCATATTTGCCAAAATATATCTCATTTTCATTGATCTCATAGTCTGCACATGCTTCTATTGCCATAGAATTCTCATATGCATCCTGAAAATTGGTAACAAATGGACGGGCATATTCAAGCCCAACCCATGCACTTCCGGACCAATAACATAGCCCAGAAGGTTCAACCATCTTATTGGTGTTGTAAATAAGTTCCCCTAAGGTTCCGGAAGGTTCGGTATTTGAAATTAGATTTCTTTTTGTTATTTCGCTTTCGTTTAGCAATATCCATTTTAGACCATTCCAGAAATAATAGCCCAATTCCATGGAATCTGCAAGCGTATTGTTTACGATTTCACCCAGGAATAGACCTTCCGGCAACGTCTCAGATATAAGTTCCTTGGAGTTGGAAGTATTCATAGAAAGCATCGCTCTATTCCAACATACATTGTTGTAATGTTCGCCGCCAATATCAAATAATGGAGCATTTACCGGAACTCCTTTTATAAATTTACTACACTGTTTTAGGACGTCAATATATCTTACAGTACTTATAACATTGTCAAGTGCTTTCTGAGTGGTCTTGATATCTATTGTGAAATTACTTATAGTATGTTTAAATCTTACAGTATTACCTCCGGTTTTGTGCCTTACAAATGAGTTAAAGAAGATCCATATTTTGGCACCGATTGGAAGATCAGGAATCTTGATCACGGTCTTTCCCATATTGAAATCAAAATGTCCATCGTGGGAGCCTATTGTGCTTTGAAAAAAAACTTGTCCACCCATATCACCTGTACGTGGAGGCATTGGGCTGTTTGTTCCCAGAACATCTTTCAAATTATATCCCCAGGCTATCTGAAAATTGGTTGTCGCTGTACCACCGGTTGCAGATCCACCTCCGTGCGAACCGTCTATACTGAAACTGAAATTATCAATTGTGATCTCGGTATCTACCATGAACTTAGTCGAATTGACATAAGCGAACATGCTTTTTGCGACATTGTCGGCTGCTATCATCAACGAACCTGCGTTGTTATCCCAGGCATCATCTGGAATTGTTATTTGATGCATTTCTGAACCTCCAGTATTTGAGTTTGTGATCTCGGATACTACATTGTTAACACACGGATTGAAGTATGAATATAATGTATCTTTGTTTTCAGCACTGAACATTCTTTCATTCCAAGTATCTTTTACGCTCCAAAATGAGCGTGTATATATCGGGAGAGCTTTACGCAATACTTTAATTGTAGGTGCCGGACTTATAGGTTTACCATCAATATCTTTTGTCGAAAATAGGTCTATACTGGTAGATAATTGCTTTTTATAGTCAGAAATATTAGTGTTTTGGATCAGAGTACACCCGAAATATGTTAATCCATCAGTATCAGGATTGGCCATATCCAGAAGTCCGATAATGAATTGTGAGTTATTTTTTTTGAGAATGTATTCTATTTCACCTTCGAAGCCGAATTGATTGTAAGTTTCAATAATAAAGGCAAATCCTGTATTGAGGTATCTGGTTTTTTGACCTTCGGGATTAAGGTCTTGTTCAAAATCTACCAATTCAAATCCGGTGTCGGAATAGAACATCAGATTTTGGATCTCATTACCATAAACGATATCACGTCCAAAACGCCCTTCATTCTGTTTGATAACAAAGTTAGCTACATCAAATCCGGAAGGTTCAGTGATTTGGTAAAGTTCTTCTCGTCCTAGACTTTTGAATCGGAGGAAATGCGAGAACGCATTAATATCTATCGGATTATTTATATCTCATTGCCGTAATCGGGAATTATTAATAAGTGAACTTTTGTAATGTATAATTAAAAGGGTCTGTTCCTCTTGACTCTATCTGACTTGGCATTCCGTTACTTATATATTCAGCATTATATTTAGTAATATCTAAAGGATTTGATAAGTTATCTAAATTATAGAATTTTTTTTCTTGAGGTATTTTAGAAGAAAAAGCTAAGTTATTGTTATATCCAAAAAGATATCCTACTAAAAAAAAACCATGTAAATACCTTAAACCTTTAATATTTATAAATGGTGAATTATTATTTGTATAAGTGTATCTAGTTTCAGTATGGTAATTTATCGCGTCTTTATTAACGGAAATTTTTTCAAGATTAAAATTTGAATCTAATTTTATTTTACCATTTTCTATACTACTCGGATACTTGACATCATAATTACAGTTGTAATCATCAATCCAAGTGAAAATTTCTACTCCAGTTTTTAAGGTACTAATATTAGTGTAATTTACCTTTATTAGTTTTGAGCCGTTATAGCTAAAATCATAATTATCTATACTATTATTTATATTTGTTATTTTATCTCCACTATATGTAAATGTTGTAGTAGTACCTCCTGAAATAATCTTATTTAATTTATCACCATTATAATAATATAAATCTTTTCCGAAACCATTGATTACTTCTGTTGGCATTATACCATTAGAGTTTTGGGTTTCTGTTGTATCATCAGAGTTGCTGCTACATGAATTCAGCAAAACTAAAATTAAAAAGAAAGTAAATTTTATTCTCATAATAATTATTTTTTACGAAATTACAATTAATATAAATACAAAAATTACGGTTTCCCGTAATTTTATTAAACTTTTTTTCCTACGTGACGAACACGATTATAGAAATCTTGACCACGATTATTATTAATAGTAATGTTTGTTTTATTGTTTTTAATTGCTCCAACTATCTTAGAAGCGTGCTTTCCAAATTCATTTCCAATCATTTCATAATCAATTCTTGAATCAACATTTGTATTATTAAAATCCAATATTTGAATTCTTCTTAAAGGTTCCGCAAAAGCAGTTTCCCTAATCATAGCAGTAATATCTGCAGGTATGATTTTATCCCCTATTTCTACTTGCTCAAAATGCGCTCCTTGATCAGAACCCCAGGATTTTATTTTTCCGAACCTATTTAAGTGTAATTCAGGACCTAATTCATCTTTAATTGCTAAACCAGTATAAGGAACAAAATCAGAACCTTCAGCAAACAAACTTATTCCATTTATTTGAGAAACCTTTAAAAGTCCCCCGGCAATTATTAAACCTCCTTGTAAATATGCGTTTGGAGCAAGAGCAGCTGTAACTGGGTTTGAGGCTAATAAATGTCCCGTATTAAAAGCACTAGATGCTTTCTCGTATGTGTCCATTGTAACTTTTAGAGTTGCTAAAGCTTTCCCTAATTTTGATTCTTCTCCGGCAATATTAATGAAGAAATCAAGTCCTGAATTTAGGGATTCAATTTTAGAATCTTTGATTAACTGATTAATGTAAAAATTATTATCCTTTAACTTTTCATTTATGTCAATCTCTTCCTTTGATCCAGCTTTATAAAGAGCTAATTTTGAATTAAGAGATTTTCTTTCTTCGGATAATTCATTAGCTTTCTGAGCATTACTATCTTTTGTTTTTTGTTTGAAATTTTTAATATTTCTTTTTTCTTCATCATCGATAACTTTCAGTTTATACTCTTGACTTTTTTTATCTATCTCCTTTGTGTCTTTATCAAAATCTTTTTTAAGTTTTAAGCTTTGAATGTAGAATTTTGTTTCAGCCTCTGTTAATTTTTCATTGTTTTTAACCTTTTCATCTATCTTTTCTTGATCTAATTTAAACTCATCTTCTAATGCTTTTTGATGTACTTCGTAAACTTGCTTAATTCTGTCTTTTTCAGCATTAACTAAATCGTCTGTTAATGAAGTAACACCCTCTAGTAAGGATTTTTGCTTTGCGTCATAGAGTTCCAATTCGAATTTTGAATTGTCATTATTAACTTTTTTGATTCCATTTTCTTTGTCATTATTAATTTTTACTTCATTATCTGCATACTTTTGCTTTATCAATAAATAATCAAGTTCGCTAGAAGATAATTTACGATTATTTTTAATTTTTTCATCGATTAACTCCTTATTTACTTTTAGTCCAATAAGGTCCTTACTCATTTCTAGTTGGGAAATAGCCATTTTTCTAGCTGAAATATCTTCAATAAATTTTATATTATCTGCTTGTAAGTGGTTAGTTTGATCGTAACCAGAAATAAGAGAATCTATTTCAGCTTTTTTCTTATTTATAGCAAGTTCTATTATTTTTCTGGAATGATCTTCAGCTTCTTTCTGAGCTTTTTCCATTCGCTCTTTTGCCTTTTTAGCTTCTTCTTCACGTTTTTTCTCCATCTTTTCGCGATCAGCCTCACCTTTTTCAATGATCTTATTATTGGCATTTACGGTTTTTTCCGTGAATTTATTATGTTCGTTAAGTACCTCATAATATCCGGAAAGGGATTCTTTGAAATTCGTAAATTCTTCATCTACACTGGTAGTTCTGCTTTCTGCTAGAGATTTGAATGCATTGTAAAAATCATTTTCATTTGTATATCTTTTTCGTAATTCAGCCTCTTCCTTTTTAGTGATTCCAGCCTTTTGAAGAATTACCTGTTCTGCAATTCTCAGATCTTCTTTTGCCAAAGCAATTCTCTGAGCATAATTCTGCTTTTCCAATTCTTCCGCTTTCTTCAATGCAGCTAGTCTTTGTTCCTCAGATTTGGTCCTATCTTTTGATTGTATTATCAAAGCTTCTATCTGACCTTGAATTTTTGAATTCTGGATAGATTGCCCCTCCATATTATCTTCAAGGTCCTGTTGTGCTTTCTTAAGTTCAGCAGCTGCAGCAGCTGCATCCCTCATATCACCAGCTAGTCCGGAAAATGCTTCTGAAAGGGATTTAGTTCCTGTTACCAAACCTATAATAGAATTCTTTACGACATTGAAAGCGGCACTGATACCGGCAATAGCCTGTTCAACTATATCTACTATTGGAGTGAACTGTTTGAATATGTATATCAAGGCTCCTACAGCCAATATTACAAGTGTTATGGGAGCCAATAGAATTCCCATGGCAATATTAAGAATACCTGTAGCCGTTGCAGCCGTACCTTCGGCTACTGCAGCTGTCTCAGAAGCGGCGGCAACACCTATTTGTCCAGTTGCCAATTGTCCAGATGCAACACTTGCTCTATTCAAAGATGCTGTTTCTGCATTTAAGGCAGCAGTTTCTCTGACTATGGAATTTGTAGCTGTATTGGTAGCAACAATAGATGCAGCTTCAGCTGTGGTATTTTCTGCAATTGCAACAGTTGAAATATTTTCTGATGCTGCCAATTCGACATGTGCTACTGTTTGCGCCTCAGTTGCCAATGTTTCGGCAACTGAACTTGCAGTTGAGGCTTCCTCTGAAATAGCCTGTTCGATATTTGAAACCGTATTTGCTTCTGTCGCAATTGTATCTGCAATCGTAGCTTCCGTAGATGTGATAGTGGCAATAGTTGTCGCACCTTCTGCAACCGCTAATTCCGTGTTGGCAACAGCTGCAGAAGTTCTAAATCCGATAGCTGTTTCTTGAGATATATTCTGTTCATTGGTAGCAACCGTCACCAATTCTTCGGCCGCTGCAAGATCGACCTGTGTTGATGCCACAGTTTGAGATGCACTGCCAAAACCAAGCATATTTTTAGCTCCATTAACAAGGGTCTCATTAACACTGCTTATCGTATCTTTTACAACCTGATATCCTTGTTGAAATCCGATAGCTACTTCTCTTCCTTGATTGATTACACCTAGAATATTTCCGGAAGCTAAATTATCCATAAGTCCATTGATATTGTCACCTAGTTTGCTGAAATGACCTTCCAATTCTTCCGAGTAACTTCCAACCAATGCACGGTTATCCCCGGAAGCTTTAGACAATGCCCTATAATCAGCATTTAATTGACTTGATTTAGCAGAAGCAGCTTCGAATTGTTTTTCAATATTCTTATATTCTTCAGTTGTCTCTTTCCCTTCTTGCTTCAATAAAACCAATTGAGCTCCCAGGTCTTTGGCTTCACGAGTATATTTAGAAATTTGGGCGTTCAGTTTTTCCAAAGCAGAAAAACCTTCTTCGTTTAGTTTTGCATTTTCCTTATTAAGTTGATTCTGTCTTGCAATTTGGAGATTGACAGAAGCTATTTGCTTTGCTTCATTATCCATAGCAGTTTTCAATCTTGCCTTTGCTTTTTCCAATGCTGATTGAGTGTTTATAACCTTCTTGTCATTTTCATCAGCTTCTTTTTGAATTTTCTTGGTCTTTTCCTGAACCTCCAGATAATTTTTAATGGAAATCGTACTTTTGGTATATTGTTTGGCCTCTTCTTCCTTCATCACAGCAATATCCAATGATATCTTAAGAAGCTTTTTCATCTCTTCGGTAAGTTCAGATACTTCTTTAATATGTTCTTTTAGACCTGGAAAACTAACTTCTTTTGCCATTTTTTTGCTGTATTTTGTGTTGTTTTTCGATTTGATTGAGTATCGCACACCATTCTGTAACTACCATTTTGAAGCGGTCAACAGAATAACCTTCTTTTCGTATCATGGCCAGTGACATCTCAAAATTTGAGTGTCCTTGACCATCATTATTTTCTTTTTTGTTTTCAGAGAAAAATATCCTGTTTATCTCATTTTTTAAAAGGGAAATCTTAAGGTCGATATTTTCTTTTTTTACCCTATATTTTTTTAGATATGGTTCAACATCCACACCTGCATTAATTGATACTTTAATAGCTGTAAAAACGTCCATCTGACTCAACAAATAAACGGTCTTGATCTTTTTTCCTAGCATCATCATCGATATCTTATTGTCTGATATCTTTAGGAACTCATCCAATATCTCTATCCAAAGATTTTGAAGTATAAAATCAGGAACCTTGGAATTGGGATCTTTTTTTAGAAAAGAAAGGTCTCCGCTCATAGCCTCATTGAAATTATGGATAGGCAGGATATTACACTTATCGTACAGATCGAAGACCTTCGTTTTCCTAAAGAAATCAATTAGGTTTTGGAGCAGTTTTCTTTTTTGGAGTAGTTTTATCATCCTTGATAGTTTCTGAATTTTCAACTGTTTTTTTTACGTAGAGAACTTCTTTACCATCTGGTGTGAAATAGCAGCAGATATTCAATTCATCATTAAGATCGCTTTCTTTGCGGATGAAAATACTATCAGTTGCTTTGTGAACGTAAACTACGTGAAGTATTCCCGTGTCTTTTGTTTTCTTTCCGGCTTCTCGTAATTTATCCTTGAAGCCTACTTTATTTTTGCAATCGCACATGATTTAAATTTTTAGATTTTTTATTAATAGTGAGGAACATTTGTCTTGAACTACATCTACAACCTCATCCATGTTTTCCTTTTGAATACCGAACAGATCTTCAGGGTCGAATGATGTAACCGGACTTGCATTTTTATCGAAGAAATCAAACAGGTCCTTTTTATGAGGACTATCTGAATCTACGATGAATGTCAAATCGTTATCTTTTTCATTGATAATAGCTTTCGTTTGCTTGTAAAGATCTCCAGTATCGTAGAATGTATATGGAGTACCGGCCTGTTTACGACCTCCTGATAATATTTCGGTCATTTCAGAATAGGTTCCGACAATATTTCCATTGGAATCTTGACCTTTTTCCCATTGTTTTGTTTGGATTTCGGGAATAGTTTTGTCATTTTCCAACTCATTTTTTATATCAGAAACGTATTTTGAAGGCGAATAACCTGTTATATTTTCTATGTAGTCGTAGATTGTCATGATTTTAAAAAAGCGGTAGAATACCCACCGCTTTTATTTATTTGAATATCTATTCTTATGGGAAAGAAGCTTGAAGGACATTCGATTTATAAAATGCCTCATCAAGAATATCAACCACAGTTGAACTATCAGCACTATCATATAGGTCAATCAAGTAATCGCCATTCGCTGATGCTATTGGGATGTTATATTCTCCATTCACTTCAGTTGCAACCGATGCTACAACACTGTTATCGGAAGCTTTTCTGACTCTGAATTTTGATGCTAACCCGGAAACTGTAGATGAGTTATCACATCCGGAAACCAATTGCACTTTTATAGCAGCTGATGCTTGTGAAAGCTTTAAGATTGTTACATCCTGAATACCATTCACATCGACCAAAGTATCATCAACAATAAAGCTTCTTCTTTTGTTGAATCCTGCAGTTCCATTTTGGTCCAATTGGATATCTAATGTCAACATTGAGATTTTTGCAGCACCATCATTGAATGTTGTGTTATTCACTGAAATATCGCTAATGCTGAACCCGTTAAGGAAACCACCTTTGTTATCAAAGAATAGTTTGTCCTCCGAATCAAGAATTAGAAGCTCCCAACCATTCTGCTTCGCAATTTTGTGAAAGGCGTTACTTAAACAAGTACTTTCTTCAAAATCCAATGAGAAATCATATAACCCTTGTGATACTGTTTTCTTGATCTTGTTGGTGAAAGTTTGTACGTTGTTTTTTTGTGGATTATCAGTGAAATTCAACAAATCATTTAATGGGATCAATTCCCCTGATTTTATGTATTCAGCTCGTGCTTCCAAATCAAAATTACCATCAGCTAATGATATTTTGAGACTCTTTTTTTTCAGGAATACCTTTACGACATCCTTAAGTGAGATATTACAACCGTTAAAATAAGTTCCGATCGTACCTTCTCCACAATTTAATGTATCGATAACAATACTCATTTTGATATTTTTTTTTATTAATTAATTATTTTGGCATACAGTTCGGATTAAAATAGATATCGCATTCCAACACTATGGCATCCCATATATCTATTTGTCCACTGTCAGTTTGAGAATTCACAGAATAATTTGGAAAGAATTTCTGAGAATGTTGACCATTCCTATCCATCCAAATGTATTTCCTGAATTTTCCCTGGGTCATGAGTTTACAAAACTTTTCAACTACCTGATCAAGAATATATCTCGTTGTCTGCACCCTTGTTTGGACCAACTTATCTGAATCGTTGTTGATAGCGAAAATGATTCGCATTGATCTATATGTGACTATCTTGTTCGGAGTATTATCTGAATTTTCCGTTACAGGATAAACCAACCAAGCCAATGGATATTTCTCTTTTTTTCCTTGAAGCCAAACATTAAGCTCTTTTTCGGTTCCGAATGAAAATTTTACATTCGCCGGGCTTTGGAAATAATAAGGATTTTTTATCTGAACAACTTCTCCAAAATCACTATTGATATATTCTCCTGCAGGAAGGTCATATTTGTTTCCGAGGAAATCAAATACATTGTTCAAAGCTTTCTCTATCGGTTGCATTAGAATTTGTTTTTAGGTTCGATATGTGAAGGTTTCCAGGTTGGAAAATCTTCTTTATGATCTCTTAAAAACTCATACAAAGATGTTTGATTCTTTATACCTCCTACAACTTTCATCTGGAATGAATTATAAGCATCGATGCGCTTTGGAAATCCTGACACCGTGAATGAATTTGCAGCTGTCAAAATAACCTGACCGACACCTGTAGTTGAGGTTCTGTAATTATAATTGTAGTGATAGTAGATATAATCTGCAATGAAGGAAGATCTCAATTCGATATCAGTTCCGTTGAATTTGAAACTATCTTTCTGAACAATACCTTTCCATTCTTTTTTTTTGATAATATCATTAACTGTAACCTCGTATGAGATACCGTTTATCAATGCTTTTAAATGTTCTGGTGCATCATCTTTCAAATTATTATCAGTATCAAAACAATCCTGCAACTCGTTGTAAAGTTCCTGACCTAAAACCAAAATCAAACATTGCTTTTCATGATCATAAATGAATCTTGAAATTTCCAAAGCAACATCTCCCATTTCGTTAATGTTAGATATCTTGAATGGTTCGTTCTTGAAAAATGTTAGATCTGTGAAAAGCATGTCTGATAATTTTGATTAGTCCTCTGATTCGGTTTCAACATCTGGAGTAAACTCTTTTGCAACTCCATTGCTTACATATAGGTCTCTCATAACCTGAGAAATGTTTGTCAACTTATGACCTTTCTTGAATCCACGGAAATCAGCAGTAAATTCAACATTGAAAAGTTTCGTTAAATTTACCTTATGGACTTTTTCAGGTGTTTTAGCAGCTTTATCCTGATATCCTTTATAGACATCTGCCAATGATTTTGGACCGCCTTTTTTAGCTTCCGTTTTTACTTCTGGTGTTTCTTCTGTTCCAGCCATTGTATTATTATTTTAGAATTAGTTAAAAAATTGAACTACACTTTTGATAAGGTATTACAGCTGAATTAATCTGCTGTAATACCTGCTTTGATGTTTGTGAATGTATCAGAAACAATTCCCGTTCTGGTAGCAACCGGAACGATGCATGCAAAGAATTTTTCCAATCTGTGAGATAATAGGTTTTTATTACCATCTGTTCCGGAATAAAATTCAGTATAATCTGTTGCCGTATCAATACCTGCTTTTACAGATGTTTTGAAATCACCTACGATCAGATCATCATTTCCTAATTCAACATCAGTACGAATTCTGACAGATACATCATCACCAAAATTGATGGTATTGTTCAATAGATTGATACTACCTTTATTCTCCAACATATAATGTCCATCACTAGCTTTCAGGGTTTGCATATTTTCCCATGCATAAACTGACATCCTAGCAGAATTAGGGGCATATCCAAGCTTGACCAAAGATGAGATAACCGCAATGATAGCATCGAAGTTATTAGGTGCAGTATGTACAGCTTGAGCCGGAACCGGTGTAAATGCTGTAGCGTTTGCTTTGATCTTTGCAATCACCAACTGAGGTAATTTCTTATCGAAATAGGATTGAAGTGTTTTCAAGAACGAAGTAACGAACATAGCAAAGAATCTTCTCATCTTTGTTGTTGTTTTCCAAGTCGTTGCAACTGCTTCAGCAGGTTCATCGATAGCAGCCCATATCACTGTAGATTCTGGCTTTACTGCACCTTCAGCGGTAACAGCTATATTAACCGTCTCAGTTTCAGAAATAGACACCAATCTGTCAGCATTCAAAGGAAGCATATCAATTTCATCCAAGATATTAGATTTTGGTACCGGTTTTTTCGCAATACCGGGAATCAATTGTGCGAAATAGTTACCGATAGTTGTGATAGCTCCAGCTATTCCTGCACCTGCATTAGCATTAACCCCGATAGCATCGGCCTTGATTGTTACCTTTCCATTGAGTGTGCCTTCATTACTTGACTTGTGGATAGCTTCCAACTCTTCTTTTAGGGATTTGGCAACACCAAATCCAGCATTTTCAGGGGAATTTGCACCATCTTTGATTGCTTCACCTTGAGTTTTTACAATTTCTTTAAGTTCCTCAACTTCAGTTTTTAGAGTTGCATTTGTTCCTTTTTCAGTTTCAAGCTCACTTTTCAAGCTTTCAAGATCTTCAGAAGAAGCCTTTTTATCTATCTCATCACCCATTTCATTAAGAAATTCAGAGTGAAGTTTGGCCTGTTCAGCTGCTTCCATTGTCTTGAAAGCTTCTTCTGTTACGTTTTTTGATTTTAGAAAATCTTTAAATTTTTTCATTTTGATTAGTAAATTAAATTAAACTTGAGTAATAGCTTTTTTGAGTGGAAGTATCCGGCTCGTTTTTATCTTCATCAAGTGACTTATCGCCGGCTTGACCTTCTTCTATATCTTCATCGTCATCATCTGACAACTCTATTGTGGGGGTTGTGAAGCAACTACCTTTTACTACTGCACTTCCTTCATCTTTAATTTTTGCTTCTACCACTGCATAAAACCAATTCACACTATCAAGATCATCTTGATTTGCACACATAGGAGCATATTTGTTCCAATGATCTATATAATCTGTGTAACTAGCTTCTCCTTCAGCAAAGCTTTCTCGCATACAGAAATATTCTTTGACATATTCCATTCTAATGGAATGGTTACGAACAAAACCTTGCTTGTATTGATCATACATATATTCGTTACGGCTTTTTCTGATTATAGCATCAAATACTAAACATTCAGCTGAACCCTCATATTCAGGATATCCCAACTCAGCGAATGTGTAATTTTGAGTATATGCAGTAATTTCATCAGATATAATACCTTCAAATGTCAGATTGTGTTCTTTGCATAGATATATCAATTTCTTTTCTGTCAAAGATTTTTTCCACAAACCGGGAATATGAAGATCTCGATGAGAATCGAGAATGTTCGTTGCATTGATAATACATTTCACTTTTAAAACCCCTTTGTCCTCAATTGGATTTCCTGTATCGTCTGATTCAGCTTTTAATCTTTCACCTTTTTCATTTACAGCAAAAGAAGTAAACCCGAATGACATTCCATCAGATTTTTTTGGTTCACTTCTTCTTTGAGCTTTTAACAATGCTTGATTCTCAACCAACCATTTAGCTTGTGCTTTAGGATCACTGAATTTTTTTATGTTCATCTTTGCCATCTTTACAGATATTTGAATTTTCTTTTCTCTTTTTTAAATCTTTCAATAGCTTTTCATCTTTAAGTTTTCCAGCTATATCTTGAACTTTATTAAGTTCTTTGTCACGGTTATATGTATTCTTCATATCCTTGGATTTTTTCTTTCAGTTTGGATTCATCTATCAATCCTTTTTCAAACATGCTGAATAAGACTTCAAGTTTTATTTTCATAGTCTCGATCTTCGTTTTTTCATTTTCTGCAAAAACTGGTAGATGGGAATAGTCGATATATATCGTATTTTCCCATTTGAAGAATGATGATATCTTCTCACAGAAATATTGAGCTAAAGGTTCAATTGTGTTTTGGATAACCTCTATCATTGCCATCTGACGATTCGCAAACTTTGCCGATTCAGTTGTAAGGTTTTGAAATTCTTTTGGAAGGTTGTATTTGTTGATTATAACCCTCGCATCTTCAACAGATAACTTGTCATAATCAAGCTTTTCAAGTCCATCAGATAAAGAGAAAGCTTTTAAAGGTAATGTAGAGAATGCAACACCATATGTATTGTTGCCGATACCTGTTTCACGAAGTTCCTTCTCAAGTTTCTTTTTGTGGGTTGTAGTTATTGGATTTCCATCTTTATCAATTTCACCGGTTCCAACCTCACCATCCAATCCGAAATCATCAAATGTTTTTACATCCAATGAAACTATCTGAGATCCGGACCTTTTGATCATATTTTCTTTGGCCTGACCTGCCAAAGCGTAATTTTGAATGTTCTGCTTTAATGCAAGTAACCTTGATATACCTATATAAGGTTTCTCCGGATTTTGACGGACATCGAAATACGGGATCACATTGGAATATTTGATTCTCGTAAATCCTAATGGACGATAACTGAAATGAAGATCTTCATTTTTACTGAAGAAATTGAATACGAAACTATATAAGCTATTCCAATCTATATAATCAGGATCACAATTAAATAACTGTGTACCGCTATTTAGTTTTGTTTCAAAACCTACAGATCTATTCTGCGGTACAATATAATTCCATCCATGCGAGTAATGGTAATAGAGCCATTCTTCAATGAATTGACTGAAATTCTGATTTGAATTAGGATTTCTTAGAAGTTTGATAAGATCATCACTTTCAGTAACATCTTCACCTTTTGAATTGACAGATTTGAGTATTCCGGATGAAAGAACTTCTCCGAAAAAAGTGATAGTGCTATCTATTGGATCAATAGATTGTGCAAGGCGTGTGTAAAAGCTTTGATTGATATTTTCCCAAGAAGTAGAGAATATCGCTTGAAAAAGAGGTGAACTGGTATTATGAAAAAAAGGCAAACCATTTTCCTGTTTAGAAAATGTTGGTTTATTCCGTTCGAATAAGCTTTGAAGAAATCCTATTTCATAATTTCCGTGATCGTGATTTAATTTCTACAAATGTAATAAATTTTTGATATGCAATTAGTTATTTGTAAAAAAAAACAAATTAATAAAATCACACTCCTGATAGTGTCTGTGAATTTAATCAACGGCCTGTCGGTATTTGCTCCTTTCCCTTGCCGAATTATGATTAGCCAATAATTGAGCTTTACTTATCGCTTCACGTCTACGCTAGCTTCTTACTTTAATCTAAGAGTGTGATTAGTTTTATATGCACCGAAATTTATCCAACCAATTTTTTGTAAAGTTCGATTGTCGAATAAGTATCAGACAATGCAGAATGTGCTTTCTCATTTACAATTTGGAAATGAGAACAAAGATTTTCAAGCGAATAGGATGGAAGATTTAGAAAACCTTTTGCTATCTTCATCGTATCTTCTTGAAGAAAGTTGATGAAGAAATCTTTTTCGTGATGGAATCTATTACACAGATGTTGGATTCTAGGAATGTCAAATATAGTGGAGTTATGACCTACTAACACTATTTTTTCAGTTTGAGAATGTAATTTTAAAAGCAATACAATATCATAAATAACATCACATACATCACGGCCTTTAGTTTCCAGGTCCTCAATTGTAATTCCGTTGACCGCCATCGAATCATCTTTATATGATACTAGCTCGGTTCCACATTCTCTCAGATAAGGTTTGATCAGCGAATGAAATTCTTCAACTGGTACAAGGTTATTATCAGTGATCACAACGGCAATTTCGCAAACTCCGTTTTTGTTAATGGAGAAACCTCCAGTTTCAATGTCTAAAAATGCTTTCATAATTTGTTTTTTGTTATTGGTTTACGGGTTTCCGTAGTTAGAAAGGTTCGGGAATTGTCGCCCAAAAAATTACGCCGTCAATTTGAAAATCATTATAATCAAAGAACTCACAAAATTCACTACCATCGATAAAACCTTGATAACATACAGCTATATAATAATTTCCTTTGTAATCTCTTACAATAAGTTCATCGGATTTTTTACCGTCCCAATTTCCTGTTTGTGTGCAAATAGATTTTTCTTTACTTAAGTTTTTCCAGTCCATAATTCTAATTTTTAAAAGTTAGCTCTTCTCCACAAAGGGCGAAATGAAGGTTCTGTAACTGGTGAGTGTACCTGAGTATTGCGATAGTAGCATTTCCTACGAAGAAACTATAATATCCTATTTCAGTAGTGTATTTTGTAAAATAAAAAACACATTTTTCTTTAAACCACATTCCGTTATTTTTCTCAAACCCCATCTTCAAGAGAACATCTTCGGAAAGGGGAATAGGCTCTAAGCACCATCCATCGGGTAATGGAAATTTACTTCTATCAATAACCTTTGTAGAGATGCGATTATCATTTAATTCAATAACTACTAATAGCTCTTTTGAAATTTTATCTCTTACAAAATTCCCCAAACGTAAATCTTTTGCTTGTAATTGGTTTGCTTCCATTATTTATACCTGTTTTTATATTTTCCTTTCGGGGTTTTATAATCTGATGAATCATCAAGTTTCTTTGCTATTGAATAAGCAACTATTATTGTTAATAAACTTATCATTTCTCTTGTTTTATGGATTAATTTGCTTCGTTAGAAAACTTACATCAGTTGTAAGTAATTGTATATTAAATACTTTCTGCTTCGTTAGAAAACTACGGTTGTTTTAGGGATTGGAGTAGTGCTTTAGCTTTTTCCCATACTTTTGGTTGTCTTTCTAAATAATATGGCGTTTTTCCATCTAGGTCTTTGATTCTTTTCAGTTCCACAAGTTCCTCCAACATCTCTCTCATCTCTTCTTCTCTGTCAGGGGATTGCATCTTGTTGACTATATGGATTATGTCTTGCATTTGGCTTTCTAATAGAATAAGACCGTGTTCTTCGAACATATGATCATGCAATTCTTGATATTGCTTTCCCGGATAATCCGAGTCCTTTGTAAACTTTGTTTTCATAGCTATTCTGTTTTAAGAATTTATAGTCTTAAATGTTCTTGAGCTTTTCTTTTGTCGTTCTTAGTAACTGTTTTATTTGAATCTATACTATTCCAATTGTGGCAATGATGGCATTTAACATTCATCAATCCGGATGAAAAGTTTATTTCAAGCTTTGATAATGCTTTCATATTTTCAAAGGAAATAACATCCTTGGTGAAATTGCCTATTTGATTGTTGCAGCACTTACAAATTAATTTAGTATTCATTAATCCTTGTAGATGTTAATTAGTTTATTCTTGATAGCTATATCCATAAGCGAGGTACATATATCAGCGAAATCTTTTATCTCATTGTTTTCGGCTTTCTTCTCGTATGATGAAAGATTGTTGATAGCGTTCTCATATTCCTGATTTGGTGAAATGTTCAAGAACCGGAAATGTTTTGATACCAGATAAGCTTTATCGAATATCCTGGCATCCTTATTACCTTTTGCGTTGAATGTCCTCACTAAAGTATATTTCTGCTTAACCTGCTTTGCATATATTGAACCTAAACCATCCTTCTCAAACCAGAATGCATAAGGCTTGTGTAGTTTGGCCTTCCGGATATTTTCCGGAATAGTTTTTTCACTGCCATCTTGATTGAATACAACATCATGGACCCAAATAGTATTATCGTAGATGTACGCGAAAATAGAAGCGATGTAACATTCTCCATCATCTGCAGGGTCGCACGCTGAAATAGATAACCCACGCTTCTCAATCTTATCAACTTTGATAAGTTCATACATCAAACCTTCTGCATCTTGTGGTTCTTGCTGATATTGACTGTTAAAGATATTCTCGTTTTCTTTCTTAAGCTGCAATAATTCATCACGGGTATGTATCTTGCTGCATAATGGATTGCCTTTATCATCGAGCGCTTTCAACTTTAGAAGATTCCATCCACCTGCTTTGATAAGATGAGAACTGAGATCATTCTTTGATATCCTTTGTTGGATATTGATGATTGGTGTGAATCTGGAATTGACACGGTTTTTTATCGTACTATCATATCGTTCATTGACACGGCTCAACATCAATCGACTCCAAGCATCTTCCGGTTTGTTGGCATCATCGATTACAATGGCACCACCGAAAACATAATTGAAAACAGAGTTTTGATCTTCCGGATTTACTGGAATGAATTCTTCAATACCTTCATTATTATCTTCTGATTCCTCAACCTCATCATCATATTCCTCAATAGAACTACCGGCTCCGAAACCTGTTATCTGTCCTCCAGATGATGTTGCATAAACTCCACCGCCTTGAGTTGTGTACCACTTTTCTTTTGCTTTCGAATCTTTCTTTATTTGAACTTCCGGAAATAGATATTGATAAGCTTCACTCATCACAATATCTTTGATAGCCTCCGAGTTATCAAGTGCCAACTTGGTAGAGTACGATACATGGATAAACTTTGCTTTTGGATTATGTGCCAGGGCGTATGCTATGAACATCTTTACGGCTATTTCAGTTTTTCTATATCTCGGTGGGAGATTGATTATTTCACGGGTTATTTCACCTCTCAAAACCTTTTCAAGGTCCTCAACTATTCTAAGTTGATATGGATAAAGATTGGGCTTATATCCGAAATGTTCTTTCTGAATGTAATAGATGAAGTTTTCAAATGATGAAAGAACGATTTCCCGAAGGATATCCCTGGGAGATTTTCTAACGGTCTTTGATTTTACTTCCGGCATTCAAGATTACAGAAACAAGAATTTATAAAACAATATTCCAACTGTTGCCCCTGCAGCAACAAATGTCAAAGCGATTGATAGTAGGATAGTGCATCCTAACAACGTTTGTTTTTTATCGGCTTTAAGTTCTTTGTTTGTCATTGTTTAATTGATTTTGTAAATTCGGAAATTGATTTTTCAAAACCTTTTTTACAACAAAATTTTTTTGTTTTTCCTTTTATATCTATTTCAAAAGGAACATTATTACACTCACCTTTTTTGCAAACTTTGTATACTATCATCATCGATTATTTTTAGGTTTAAAATTTAACACTGGCCGTTACTATCAGGGTTATTCAGTTTTTCGTATAGCAAATCTTTTAATTCTGCATGTTTCTCTTTCAAGAATTCACGCACTTCTATTTCTGTAGCATTATCAGCAACTTGAGTAACTTGCCATTTTGTTAAGTCATCAAAGTCTTTAACCTTAACTTCTGCTATGCTACAAGATTCATCATTTGAACTTATTCCAATTGATACTTCAATTGGTTCGGAATCTCCATCCCATCTGTTGGCGTATTCATCCATAATCGTGAAATCAAAATAATTATCAATTTCAAATTTTTTGTTTTTAATGTCTTGCATTGTTTCTATTTTTATATTCTGATAATTTAAAAACCCGACCGAAATATTTCAGCCGGGCAAAAACTAATAACCATAAAACCTCAAATTAAACATGAGAATCTTCTTTTCCCTTTTTCAAGAGTCAACCTTCCGGATTTTGTGGAGAGATGGGAATCGAACCCATGACCTGTGTATTGAAATTATGCTTTCCTGCTTTTATTGTACCTTATTCTGCACCTACTCGCTTTATCTTCCTCAACCGCTCTACCCCTGAGCTACGTCCCCCCCTGCATTTTGTTTTGATTTCTTAAATGCTAACAGAATTAACTGCGGACCATACAACCTCTATAATTTGCAACTTACAAGGTGATCAACCTTTTTTCCGTTGCATGGTCCTTTCTCAAAAAAATGTTTGTGGAGAAGGCAGGACTTGAACCTGCAACTTATTACCGCTCAACTAAGAGGGGGCTCTATCATTCGCCTACTTCCCCGATTTGGTTTGCTTTCTCATTAGGCTGAAAATCCAAGGCATTTAATCTTACTCAAAAGAACCTATCACAGGACACCCCATCTTTCTCCAAAGGATACTCCGGGCGCAAACCTTACTGGATGTATATTTTAAAAAGCACGATAACACCTACGCTGACAGTTTGAAAAAATTAATTTAAAATAGTTCTTGAATGTTTCGATATTACTAACCTGTCGATCGTGCTTTGATTTATGTTTTGAAATTATATTTTTTTGTTACGAACTCTTTGAAATCTTCTTCGTCCTGCTCACTTTTGAATGATGTGGAATTTACCACAACCGGATTATCTTTGTCACCAGAATGTTGAACCTTTTTAACAGGATAAAGACCTTCCAATCTTGATATTTCCTTTTTGATGGCTAGAATGGTCCTGATTCCCTTTGCTGACTTTTTTTCTTTTGCACTTAGATTCTGAATATCATTCTTTAGACTATCTATCCGTTTATTCAATTTGACAGTAAAATCTTCATCAACTTGATTCAACCAGTATTTTGAAGCTTCTGCAACATATCGATCTCCCTGCCTTTTTGATAATCCATATTTCTTTTCAATCCTTTCTGAAATGGTAGAACTCGGAACCTCATCAATCAGCCATTTCTTAATTTCAGCTAATCTCTTTTGCTTCTCAACCGCTGTCGTCCTAGGTGTTCTACTCATGAAAAAAGACATATAACGTCACAAATATAATTAAAAAACCGTACAATGTACTATTTAAATTGAAAATTTTTTAAATTCTTTATATCTTCTTCGATATCAAGGTAGTTGGCGGCGGTATATCGGAGCATTCTCCAACCTCTCAGAGTAGCAAGATTGTACTTTTCACAATCTTTCTTGTAACCGGATAATGTGGTATGACCAGACTTATCGGAGAAGATACCTTCATACTCAATTGCGAGATTTAGTTCGGGAATAGCCCAGTCGAAACGAAAATCACGAACCTCATCGAATTTCAGTTCGGAGACAAATGGAAGTTCGGACCTTTCGAGAACTGCGATGATGTGCAGCTTATATTTCCCGATTTCTTTAGGGATCTTTATTTTGTTCTTTGCATCTGGAGGAATGGTAACGGACTTTATTTTTCCTTCCTTTTCAAGCTTTTTTAGAAGTTCTTTGTTCCAGTTCATATTGGATAAATGTTATTAGCTATGAGTGCTATTATCAATATCCAGAAAAGAATTCCGATTATTCTTATTTGTTTGTCTTTACTTTTGAATAAAAGACATTCGTTTATAAATTCTTTGATTGCTTTCATGATTTAAAATTAAAATTTTGATTATTGATTTGTTTACGGGATTCCATAAATTCAGCCTAATTTTTCATTTCCTTGATTGACTTTTTTTATGGGATTGATTGATAATTCTTTACGCTCAAAGTATCGGTGTTCTATCTGTTGCCATCCAAGACGTTTGAAGTACGGATAATGTTTGCCACAGAACCAAACAATGTGATTTAAGTTATTCCAATATCGCTCCGGATGCTTCTCGGCCGCTTTACTATTCCGATTCAGGAAGTAAAAAGGACCGATTCCATAATCCCTGATAGTTGTTCCACGATTACAATTTTTGAAACAACATTCCCATTTCAGAACATCGTAGGGCAAATTATCAAGTTCCATCTTGTCCAGTTTCATAAACTCTTCAGGCGTGAAGTTTTCGGGTAAATCTTCTATTCTCATTTTCTTAGACTGTCTCCTTTGAGTTCTATGATGTTGTACATTTCAAAACTTCTGTCAAATACCCTGTCACCGTATCTATTGCCGAAAGCTGTCAATGTTTTTTCAAGGTTCTTTTGTTTGCCTTCCTGTTCATCATGGTAGTTTATGCTCACCATAGTTTTAGCGTGGTTGGAATATCTCTTTTCAAAAATAGTTCTGAAAATATCTCTTTTGCCGTATCTACTTGCCACTTCTTCGGTCATAATATCATCAAAGTACCTAAAACCTTGGCTGTACTTTATGTTGAAGTTTTCTTGCTCTTTCGAATCTTCTATAGCTTCATAAGCATCGACAACCTCATTTGCGGTATGGAAACCAAATGACATTTTATCACGCTGGATATATCGGTTTAAAATCTGATGGGTACCTTCGATATCCTGGACCGTCAACGGTTTGTAATTCGGATTAGAAGCATACAAAAACATCTCTTTGAAGGTTTTCATGATAGTGGTTTTTCCAATTCCCTTTCCTCCGATCATTAAAATTCCTTTGTTCAAACTAGGTTCTGAAACGTCACGATTGAGAAGTGGTGATCTTAAAAAATCTTTTTTACCGATGAGGTATGCGCAAAGTGTTCTTGCTAATTTTCTACATTCCCCATCATTCACATTTTCATCAAACTTTTTTCCGTTGAAAAATTCGAAAGCTTCCAGGAAACGACTGTAAAAACTTTCAACATCGATCGGTTTCAATTCCGGCAAAATAATTTTTTCGCTATTTTTTTTCTCAAGTGCAGAAATCTGATTGTTTAGGTTTTTGAGATATTCATCATTTTGCTCGTTGTATTTTTTCACTAACGGATGATCTTTATCGACCTTCAAAAGCATTTCGAGAATTGCCGTTTTTCGGGGCGGTGTATTATTTTCGATTTCTGAATATTTCTTTTGGCTCATTGGAGAATGTTTTTGATGTGAAATTTTCCGGTTTTTTTTCTTTTGCATTTGAGTTTAACCAGAATTCAAAATTTTTGATCAGGTCGGCCTCATTTTGCCATTTTTGATTTTCACCCGTCCGTTCTTTGAACTCTGAAAATTCGATGATGCATTCTTTGATCCGATTTTCATCGACCTTGTTTTTCATCGACCATTGATTTATCGAAATTGGTTTTGAAAAAAGAATATTTCTAGTTGTTTCTGGTGGAAATTTTTTTCCACTTTCAACTTCTATTTCTTTTCTATTTAATTTCTCTTTCTTTTCTCTTTCTATTTCTATTTCTAAAGGTGGGTTTTTTAGGTTATTTGCTTGGGTTTTTTCGCTGGGTTTTTGGGTTTTTTTTTCTTCAATTTTTTGACTGTTTTTTACTCCTTTTGGACGGCCTCCATTTTTACCATTTTCGCGAGATGATTCTGCTTTTGTCAATCTCTTTCGGATAGAGTCAATCCACCAAAGACCATCTTCAGTAATTGTAATAAATTCCAAAAGCTTTTCGTAATCCTGATCTGTAAGTATGATATTGAAATCATCTTCGAGGTATTCACGATTCATTTTCACGGGCGCACCTTCTTTGTACATGAGGTCGAAAAGTTCACGGATAGTATAACGAACCATCGGGAATCTTTTAAGCCTTTTAAACGTTTCTGAGGTCCACCAATCCTGAGGGTACCAGGTATATCCTAACTGTGCCATAACTAAAATATTTTTCTTTGCTTAACTTGAGAAAAAGGTAATTTTACCTTTGTTTTTATCATTTCATCCCAATGGTTTGTATAAACTGAAAATGTATCGAACATTGTGAGATCATAAATTATGGACCATCTGAACCAAAGCCATTTGAAATAAAGGGTACATCTATTGTAATATTCTCCATTTTTATACGGGCGGACATCTGTTTTGTATTTTATCAATTGTGGCATCTTAACTAGCTTTAATTTCTTTATTATTGAAGTTATTTCTTACAAAAGATTCGTAAGCGTAATATGTTTTCTTGAATAATTTTTTAACATCCAGAATATCTTTGTGAATGAATTTCCCATCTTTTACTTTGGTAACTTTTAGATTTTCATCGATGTAAAGTAGTCCTGCATAATCCGGAACCTCATCTTTGCTGATCATACCTTCAGGAACTGCATAAAAGAACTTATTTGGTAGCTTTTCGTTAGCGAATGTCCTGAAATCTATCATTGATGAATGCTCCATTCTCAGAGTTACTCTTGATTCAAATTCTCTTTTTTTAGTACTCCAATGATTGAAATGTTCTTGAGCTATGATCAATTCAGGAAAAGCCTTACATAGTTCCCAATTAGGCTCATGAAGTAATTTTGTACCCTGTCTGACCAAATATGTTTTTCTTCCAACTGTATTGCTATTATGAAGTCTGTGTTTTTCCTTCTTGAAGTCGGCTTTGAAATCTGAACGGCTTATCTTGATTTCAACTTCGTAGCAATATCCGGATGGGAGAAAGCTCAACCAATCACTTTCATTGTTGAAGTAATACACATTTATGAATTTATAATCATGTGAAAAGAAATTCATAAAAAGAGCTTTTTGGATAGATTTTTCAGTAAGACCCATATCAATTATTCTTCAATTTCACCTTTACGTACCATTTCATCGTATTCTGCTTTCATAAGTGGAAACATTTCTTTTGCGCAATCAGAACAATAGTTTTCACCTGCAGAATCTTGCTGCATAGTTTCATAATCAAAATTTCCTGAACATCCGATGCATTCTTCAATTATGATATCCGGTTCCCAGAAAGAAAGCTTTCCTTTTACGTTTAGGATAGGTTTTTCGTAGATTACGGGATTAGCAAGAACCCAATTGTATATTGGTTTTCTATCTTTTGGGATTCCTGTTTTCTTAGAAATCATTTCATCACCTCGCCATTCTCCACGGTCATGACAGTATCTTGTTCTTGTGAATTCTTTTGGATCATCTGGATCTTGAATGGGTATTGTGTAGCTATCAAAAGGACCTCCATAAGTTTCTACAAATACACTATCTTCATTAGTGATACTGGCAAAATGTTTTAACCCAGTAACCGGACAAAAAGGTGATATTTCAGCCCAAATACTCTGATGATTGATAACACAATCAACGATGTCAACTTCTCCTATTATTGCGGAAACAGGTGTTTCATCATCTTTTACTAATACTCCATAATCAAGAAATTTACTTCCTACTTTATCTGGAATAGCTTTTCGTTGTGTCCATGTAAAAATATCATCAGGATTGTTACTATTGGACCTTTCATCCCATTTAGCAGAAGCGTGAATAAAAACACGCCCTCTAAAATTAGTTTTCCAAGTTCTGTTTTCGATGTCTTTGATACCGTGAGCAATTAACGATGCCCAAGGTTGTTTGATGGATAGTGCTTTCATACTAATTGTTTGATTGCTGATTCTGTTAATTCGATATTATCAAAATCCAGTAGAGTCTCAACTCTTTCAAATCCTGGACTTGTTTCCCAGTTGTAGCCTTGAATCTTATTCAAAATCGACATTCCTGAAAGAATCAAATAGTAATTAGTTTCGTTTCCATCTTTTTCTTCCAAGATTTCGGCACCTTTAAACAATACCCTTTTTTTAGCCTCGATATATTCGTAAAGTTCCTGAACATCATAATCCATATCTTCCTCATCAAAAGAATTTTTTTCTGGTCTCATTTGCGGTTCCGGCAAAGCATTTCCGTTTTCATCACATGGAACAAACATTCCAAGTGTTAGTGGCTGTTTTAGGAATTGAGCATAATTCATTACTTTTCCCATATAATCTACTTGACAATGCAGGAAATCAGATTCATTTTCAAAATATCCAACTGGTTTGTCAAATTGTAAGACATAATCTGTCATTGATATTAGTTTCATAATTATTGGTTTTGAATTTCTTTTAGTTGTTTTTGTCTGAATAGAAGTTCATCATGGATCTTAATCCATTCTTCCTGATAGGCATCATCTTCAAGTCTGGCTTTCAATACTGCGATGATATCATTCAACTCTTGCTCTGTTGGTGGGAACATTTCCATAGTTTAAATAGTTTTAAGTTTTACCCAGCCGAATTTGATTTGCTCTTCAACTGTCAGTCCCATCCATTCCGCAGCAAAACCATTATTTCTCAAATAATCCAAACAATAACCTGAATTTAATTCAATGGCAGCACTATGTGTTTCATCTCCGTGGTAATAATCAAAAGTCAATTGTTCATTATCTATGTAAACATTAGTTGCTGTTCGGTTGTAAAATCTGGCAATAGCTCCCAATTCGTCATTCGTAATTAATGAAAGAGGTTTGAGTTCTAAATATGCATTTATAGCATCACTATTATGATTTCCATTGGATTTAAATGATAAAATATCTCCAACACAACCTTTCTTTTTTCTTTTATAAATTGTCTCAACTTCTGAGAATGTAACCCCATGTAATTTGCATGTAATTAATTTATCATCAGTATCAGGGTAGGTGATTTGTGTACCTAAATATTGAGCGAAAAACTTCGCTTTGTTTTCTCGTGTATTTTCCATATTTAATTATTTTTTAAAAGCGTTCATAATTGAATCGAGCATACTCACAGGAACTATATCATCAGCCCCCGTAACAGCATCCGCGATCTGTTTTTTTGTCATTATCACATCATTATAAAGCCAGTTATCCAAAGTACCTTCAGCAATCAATGATGTACATCTTACCGAGTTCGCTTGACCCATCCTGTGACATCTGTCCTCACATTGTTCGAGGTCTGCGAATGTCCAGGGCAATTCAAGGAAAAGAACCTCCGAACTCGCTGTCAATGTCAAACCTACACCAGCGGCCTTGTGCGAACCGATGATGATATTGGTTTTTGGATTCTTCTGGAACATATCGACAGAATTCTGTTTTTGTTCTACATTTTCAGATCCGGTCACTTTTACGGCCTGAGGATATATCTTACACAGCTCGTCAACAATTGCCTTATGCTTGCAGAAAACAACGATCTTCTGATCAGAGTCCAAAACCTCATCAATGTACTCTTGAGCTGCTTCAAGCTTTCCTTTTGCAGCGATCTGTAAAAGCATTGTTATCTTCACGATAACCTCGGATTGTAGTTTCTTCCTGATCTCAGCATCTGAGATATCCGATTCCTGAAGATATTTCTTGAAATCCCTTTCAACCTTCTTGTATTCATCGATGTTGGTTATCTCGCAATTGATGGTCTGTCTCATCTTTGCCGGAAGGTCCTTCAATACCTCGTGCTTTTCACGTCTGAAGAAACAATTACTATTAAGTAGATAATTCAATTCCTTCAGGTTGGAAGCTCCGGAACCACCTTCACAATACCTGGTCTTGAATCCATCGAGACCGCCAAATCTTTTCAGTTTTGATATTATCGCCAATTGTGCGATGAGGTCGAAAGGTTTGTTCACAACAGGTGTTCCGGTAAGGCCGATGATGAAATTCTTTCCTCGTGTAATTCTCAGAGATATCTTTGTCCTTTGTGAAGCCGTATTTTTCAGCTTGTGGATCTCATCGATGATAACGGAATTGAACATTTCGATCCTGGAATCCATTTCGATATCTGCAGCTGATTTAAGTTCATCTTTAGTTGGATATTTTCGAACAAAGAATTTTCTCAAGCTCTCATAGTTGACAATGAAAACATCAGCTACCTGCATTTCCCAGAAACGGTGCCATGTACCTTTTACCTTATCATCAAGGACCATTGCCTTCTTATCCGTCCACATCTCAAATTCCCTTTGCCAGTTTATCTTCAAAGCAGATGGACAGATCACAAGACATGGAAATGATAGTTCTCCTTTCAATTCGGCGGCGTAAACCGTGGCAATAGACTGCAAAGTTTTTCCCAGGCCCGGCATGTCCCCATTGATATATTTCTTCAGTTGAAGGCCTCTAGCAACACCTTGTTTCTGATATGGTCTCATTTCTCCTTTCTTCAAAGGAACATCGAAATCAAGGTCTGGCAGTACAGGTATCTTATCGACCTCTTCCGGCAATTGTTCACCTATCTTGATGTGCGAGGCCTTACAGTGTTTACCTATATTGTAAACCTCAACCATGTAATCAATCGGGATTATCCAACATTTGTTCTTGAAGTTCCAGGTTGCCACCGATTCGAATTTTCTGAATACGATCGATTTATTGTCTTTGGAGAATTGGAAGGGAATCCCGATTTCTTCCATCTGGGTTTTATTCAGTACGATGTTACCGATCTTTGCAGGTTTGCTGATATAGGAACCATCGAATATACTCACAGACCATTCTATGACCTTGCAGACAGCTTTCACCCTTTGTGTCTGGAAATCTTTCCAACGTCCGAAATCTGTCTTTATATGAAATTCGTTTATAAATTCTACTACTTGCATTTTACCAGTGTGTATTTAAGATCTTCATGTTCTCCGGAAATAATTTCGTTTCGGTTGCAGATTTCCTTTTTTTGGAGAAAAATGATCTGATTTTAGTTATTAGGTTTTTCATTTTAATGGATAAAAAAATGTTCAACATCTTCGTAGGTCATTGGGTCCAGATAGATATCTTTCTGCTTGTAGTTCTTTACAAAATCTTCCAATTTGAAATTATCTACTTTAGCTTTGAAATCCTTACTTGACGGCCATTGTTTGAACTTTTCACAAAGCGAGATAGCATCATCATACCTTTGCAAATGGAATATTACGGTTGCGTGGTGCTTACCCAGCAATTCGGCAACTTCTATTACTTTTTTTTTCTCCCTTCTAACCAGAATGTGACAGAATATCGAAAGATCGTCCAATTGGGATGTAGGTGTCCTTTGCATAACATCAAGCTTGAGTTTGTTCCAGAATGTCGAATAACGTTGGCATATTGACTTTGTGATTAATAGCATTCACATAGCTTACTCCATCATTGAAATATTCAGGATTCAACTCACAAGAAATAGCCAATCTTTTTAACATCAATGCCATGTAAGCAGTTGAGAAAAGACCTCCGAAACAATCATCCACAAGATCACCTTCATTTGTGAACCGGTAGATCAATCTTCTGATAATGTCAAGTTGTAAAGGACAAATGTGTTTTTCCTTTTTATAAGAAACTTGTTTGGCGTTCAATGTTTCCATCCTATTGACATCGGACCAAACACATTCTTGATTTGAATGAGGTGGTAATGTCATGAATAGCTTTGATAGCTTATCTTCTCCCTCCAACATCTCACATGCTTCCAGATGTTTTTCATAATCATAGATCTCAGAAGTGTTATATTTCGTCCAAGCCCGATATATTTTGTCCATGTCAAAACGCTTCACTTCCTCAGAAGTTAAAAACCTGTTTCCTGAAGATCTCCAGTAAGAATGTGCATCCAACTGCCACATAGACAAAAGATATTCATCTATCTTCTTGATCACCGGATCATCTGCATAAGCATTTTTATTATGGCTAGGTGGTTTTCTGAATAGTAGAATGTATTCAGGAATTCCAACACCCATTTTAGAAGCATCTTTACGTTGTTCGCCCCAACCTAATCTATAGGTCTGGTTATTTTCCCTAACAACATCTGTTGTTACCGTGATTCTTCCTACATATCCGAATCCATGTTTTCTACAATGGTCTACCACATGATCGGAAAACGGTTCGATAGTGAAGAATGAGAAATCCGTTTGATGGGAATATCTAGGTCGGTCCTTTACGTGAACGGCCATTATTCTACCTGGCTTCAAAGTCCTATATAGATTCGGCGTAAGGAAATCAGCCTGTTCAAAGAATTTAGCATTTCCGTCATTGTGTCCAAAATCATTATAGTTGTCCGAGTATTCGTAATGGTCACCAAAAGGCCATGAACTTAGATGCATGCCAACGGAATCATCCGGAATCTCATTTCTATCTGCGTGGATTATTGTTGTGTCGTTATTGTATAGTGTAGCATTACCTATTATAAGTTTTCTACCATTTTTAAATATTTGTCTTTCCATTTGAGATTTGATTAATTCTGAATTAAGTCCGTATTCTCTAACTAATGCGATCATTTCTGATTGCAGCTCTTTATGTTTGCTCCATTTGTCAAAAAGTGTTTTCAAAACCTCTCTTTCGTTCTGGGTATAGATAATGTAGATGTGTACCTCCTTATCCTGCATGAATCTGTACACTCTGTGAACAGCCTGTATGAAATCATTGAATTTGAAGTCTATACCAACGAAGATCATTTTATGACAGGCATGTTGAAAGTTGCATCCTGAACCTGCAATCTTTGGTTTTGTAGAAAGTATCTGATATTTACCTTCTGAAAAGTCTATCAAAAGATTTTCTTTTATGTCATTTGGTTGTGAACCAAAAACAGAATTGATCACTATATTTTCACTTTTGAATTTCTTTTCAATCGCTATCCTTTCAGCCTCCAGGTGATGCCAAAGGATCCATTTGTCATTTTCGGTACCTTTATCCCAAACAATTTCAAATGCTTTATTGACTCTGATATCAACCGTTTGTGATTTTTCCCGTGAAGTATCGATCAGAGATTTAGTATTGTCCTTGAAAAGAATGGGTTTTCCGTATTTGTCAGTGATAAGCTCATCTGTAAGATTTTCGACCTCAATTTCATGGATATGAAGATTTGGCAGATCATATTTGGAATCATCATAACCAAGGTCGGAAGGTTTGTTTATGAATACAGCCCATGTTGCAACCCATTTCCAGAACTCATCTTTCTTGCTTTCTAGCAAAGTGAGATTTCCGGCCTTTGTAGAATCTCTTTTGAAGAATCTTGTCAACAGATGTCCGCGATCGGCAACACCTAAATATTCAGCATAGTTCAATATCTCTATGAAATCATTTGGAGTAGGTGTTGCAGTTGCAACGAATCTGTAAGGCACCTTTTTGAAGTGGTTCAAAACATAGTTTGTAGTTTCTGTTTTGAGATTTCTCAATATTGATGCTTCATCGAAAGAAACCCCGGAAAACTTGGAAGGGTCGATATCACCTTTTCTTACACGTTCGTAGTTGGTAATGAAAATAACATTGTTCAAATCTTGAATTGAATCAGTATCAGTGATGTAAACTATATCGAATCCGGTTTGTAGCTTTTCATTATCTCTTTTAAATTCTCCGACAACACCCAAAGGACAAACAATGAGGAAAGGTTTGTTTTCCTTCAAAATACATTGCTTCGCTATCTCAAGCTGCATCATTGATTTACCAAGGCCGAAAGAAGCGAAAATAGCACGTCTCCCACCTTTAAGGCACCATCTTACAATATCTGGTTGATGAAGGTGTAATCTACTTGAAAGTTCTCCAGGTTCGAAACCGAAATCTTCCGAAATAATTACTTTGCCTTTTAAAAATTCTTGATAGTTCATAATAATTCAATTCTTTTTGCTATGGTCTCTACCATTTTGGTCGTTACTGCATTTCCACATTGCTTATATCTCGCAGTTGCCGGAATCTCTTTCTTTACAAGTTTTGTGTTATTGATAGCATGGACAAATAGTCTGTGTGTAGCTTTTTCGGTTCTCCATTTCTTCTTTTTCCCGAAGATGTAATTGTTTACTTTTTTTGATAGATACATTCCGTATTTCGTCCAATCATCCGGAAAGCCTTGAAGGCGTTCACATTCTATCTCGGTTAGCCTTCTGATATTTTCTTCAACCTCAACAGCATTTGTATTACCTGTGTCCAGACAAAAGGTTTCATTTTCCTTAGTCAATAATCCGGTTCCTCCTTTTTTCGGGTCACCGCTTCGAGGCATCATATTGAAAACCTTTACTACGGGTTGGCCGCTTCCATCAGTTCTCGATCTTGCAGGTATGGTAGGAATGTTTTCTCCTATGTTTTCTCGAAAGCCTTTTCCATCATTATGTGTTCTCAGAGTTCCTGATTTTATCAAAGTCATATCTGAATGAAGTCCGCCCGAATTTCCGCCAGCTGTTAATGTCCCAGCTATTTTAGGTACTGAAATAAAAGTATCAGTTGCCTTCATATTTCCAGATCTTAATGTTGTGCTACGATGTTTGGCTTGTGATTGTCCTTTCTCTGATTCTGTCTCTGATTTAGATATGATTTCATTTTCTCCGATAGGAAATACTCCGTACCTACTTCGTCCTGCAAGATGTCCGACAAGGTATATCCGCTCTCTATTTTGGGGTAATAGCCATGCTGTATTAACAAGTTGTTTTTCGAATCTGTAATTATCAAGGTCGGCAAAGGCTTTGATAATTGCCCAAAAGTCTGCGCGATCGTTTGAGCTGTATGCTCCTTTAACATTTTCCCAGATAAAAAAGTCTGGTTGGACCCTAATAATTGTGGACAATGCGAGCTGGATAAGACTACTTCGTTCACCGCCCAAACCCCTTCGTTTTCCAGCCAATGAGAAATCCTGGCAAGGCGATCCAAAGCAGACAGCGACATTTCTTCCAAAGTCTCTTGACTGAACAAACTTGATATTACCGATGTATTCTGCATCTGGGAAATTGTATTTATAATTTGCAATTGAATGGATATCTATCTCTGAGAAATAATGTTTCCCGATCTTGAACCCGGCATTTTTGAGTCCTAATGAGAACCCTCCAACGCCGGAAAACAGATCAATCAGGTTAATTTCATTCCTCATCATTTATTACATCTGATAGATCTTCGAAATCAGGGTCCATAATATCATCATCAGTTTCTGTCTTAGACATTGAAACCTCAACCGTTACACCGCTAGGTAATTGGAATGCTCCATCTTCATTATCGTTGAAATCAAGCGTACCAACTACCATTCTGGTCCCATGTTTACCGTCCATATATTCAAGAACCTCACTTTTCAGATGTTCAACAGCATCATATAATTCTTGTGAGAATTCGTAATCCTCATCATCGAACTTTTGATTTGGAGTATCAAAACTTACTGACTTTCCGGTGTTAAGGTTTTTGTAACCTGAAATAGTTACACCTTGATTGTCCTCAGAACCTGAAATCGAAATTCCTGTCACTTTATACTTTTTCTCTATATCTTCAGGAAGAATGAAATCTTCGTTGTCAGGCCTTGTGATCAATCTTTTCAGTTTTTCAGTAACCTCTGATTCTTCTGTGATGATTATGAAATGTGGGATAAGGTTGTCGAAAGCTCTTTCAAGGTCCTCGTGAATTGGAGCGTCAGAATCTTGTTTGATTTTGTTCTCAACCTCATTTTCTTTGGCTGTATAACCGTATGAAAGGAAAAGGCGACTTCTGATTTTTGCGTTTTGGATTTTGATTGTCATTGTAATTATTTTTGAGTTTTTTCTAATTGTTTTAATAGTTCATCTGCAAATACAATTGCTTCTGAAAAAATATTTTCAACTTGACCACTGAAATGATCATTCTGAATACCATTTGCTCTCATTTGTGTTTGAGAGGAAAGAATTCCTTGGATGAAAAGACTTGAGAAATATTCTTTTTTAGTAAGTCCGGGATTCACTTCATCAGTGAATACTTCCATTAGCTGATCATCTCTATTTGAAACAGATAATAATTGAGGATTGATTGTTTTTAGTCCGTTATCCATATTAAAAAGGTGTTTTGTTAAAATTGATTGTCATTCCATTATCTGCCACGGAAACTGTTTTTCCGGTGATTGCAGATACTTTTTTAGCGAAATTTAATTCGTGGCTATTGCTGTCAGATAAGTGAATCAAAACAATATTGTTTACCTGACTTAGATCATTGGCTTCCAGAAACTCCATACAAGTATCAAGACTCATGTGAGAATTATAAATCCTATCTCTAAGGAATTTCTTATCTCCCAATTTCTCATTGATGATTTCTTCATCATAATTGGCCTCGATAATAATATTGTTCAGTCCGGAGAAAGTGAAGTTTGAATAAACAGTATCGGTCAAGAATAATGTCACTCCACAATCTTTATGATAAATCAGGAATCCGCAAGGTTCTGCAACATCATGTATCGTTGGAAAACTCATCACTTTGAAATTTCCAACCTGAAATTCTCCTTTCTGTGGAATTACCTTTTGTCGTGAACTATTCAATGATAATCCGGCCTTAGAATTTGTGAATGTTCCAAACGTTGCATAGGTATTGATTCCAGATCCTAGAACTTCACAAATACTCTTTGCGTGGTCTCCATGTTCGTGAGTTATTAAACATCCGGAAATCTTTGAAATATTGAAATTCACAGCTTTCTTGATGTCCATAATATTTACACCACATTCGATTAGAAGAGCTTCCTGCTCATTTTCGAGCAGGTAAGCATTTCCTTTTGAGCCTGAGCCAATTACTTTCAGAATCATAATTTATCATCTTCAGGAAATTCATTGAATCTTCTCGCAATCTCATTGGCCAGATCATAAGCACTATCAATCACAGCATCTGCATCGACAGCTAAATCCCTTGAGTAAAGCTTTACTTCAGCGATTGGAATGTTCATATTTGCTTTTACACATAAGTGAACATCTCCATACTTCCGATTCATAACAGCTACAAGTTGCCCTGTTTTCGTTTCGAAGTTTCCTTCAACGAATTCTATTTTGTGAGTGATTTCCATTAGAATCCAGGTCCTTCATTTGTGGTTGTAGTTTCTTCGAATAAAGTTTCCTTTGGAGATTCCTGTGCAGGTTCTTCTTTCACCTCTTCAACAACAACAGCATCAGAGATATCTTTGAAACCAATCTCTTCTTTGTTGGCGTTGGCATCAATTTCTTGTTTTACTTCTTGTGGAACTTTGTCGTTTTCATTAGTGATAATTCTAAGTAGATGTTCATCTATTTTTTCAGAATCAATATTGATAGAGTTCCAACAATGTCTTTTTAATGTTTTCATAAACATTTCCTCTTCCCATCCTTCTATTTCAATCTTGTTTCCGGTTTTCTGACCGTTTTTATATTCATCCTTTTCACCTCCCCAAAATTCAGCAGATGCATATTCTGGTTTTCTTTTTTCAATTTGTTCTCTACTAAGGACTACCAGTCTATTTTTTTCCTTATTCTCATACATCATATAATAGAAACCTCCTTGCAATTCACCACGATTAAAATCATCCAAAATTTCAAATTCGTAGCTTTCGATTTTATTATTGATGTTTCTTTTAATAGACTTGAATTTGTCTGTTGAATACTTTAATTCGAAAATCACATTTTCAGGAACATCATAACCGTATTTTCTTGCTTTCAATTCCAATCCGTTGAATCCCTCAATAAATTGGATGTCAAATTTTTGGGTCTTATTGTTTTTGTAAGGGATAGGGTTGATGTGATTTTTTTGAAGTGGGTCAAGGCCTATCATTGAGTATGCAACAACATCTTGAGCCAACTTGTTGATGTTTACATTATTCCAACTATAAGCTAAACTATCTCTATATTGTTCAGATTTAGACAGTCTTTTGGTTTCATTTTCCTTTAATACACCATCTAATTTTATAAAGTAGTTCTGAATAAGCTTCCTTTGGAAATTTGTTAGTTCCAAAGTTTCGTTTCCTGGATTAGGAAATTCTTTCAATACAGCTTGAGTGAATCTTTCGGATGGCGAAACTTCTACTTTTTGTTGTGTTAAGTCTGTATTTTTTTGACTTTTGTCAAGTTGAGTGTTTTGATTTTCGGTACTCATTTTTATTAATTTTAATTGTTATTTAATGTGAAAACTCCTCTTTTGTATAGTTCATAGACTATATCGGCTTCATGGAAAGCATCATCAGCCCCTCGGTGAGCCTCTATATATCCAACATCACCGAAAAAGAATTTGTGAGCCTCTTCTACCTTTGGCCATTTGAATCCACGGTGTGAAGGAATTTGACAAATATTTGTTGAAAGTTTCATTGGACAGGCTAGTTTGTTCGGAAAAACAAAGCCTCTATGCTCTAAAAATCCAAAGTCGAATGCATTATTAAAAGCAGTTGCACCATGCTTATAATCATTAAGGATATTTTGAATTGTAGGTTTTAGTTCTTGTAATTGTTTAGAATTTAGAACTTCATCAACTGTAAGATTAGAGTTTCCAAAAATCCAAGCTTTCTCAATCGATATTCTTGTCATATCTGGTTCTTGACATACTTCATCGAATATGATTTTTTTACTACCATTTGAAAGGTCAAGTTCTACAATTCCGACTTCTACTATTTTACCGCCGTATTGCAAGAAGTCTGTAGTTTCGATATCTATTATTAAAATTTTTTCCATTATGATACTCTTAGTTTTTTATCTTCTGGAGATACGATGAGGTTGATTATTTGAGAATTACTATCAATTAGCTTAACAACACTTTCACGGTTATCGATGAAAATCGGAGCCGAAACCTGGTAGAACTCACAAAGCGTATTAATAATGTCTATACCTGCATTGATTTTACTTGCTGTATTGGCATCGGAGAACGGCACTCCATTGATCAAAGCTTCACAACATTCAACCTGACCACCATTTATTTGAGTTTCGAAAAGCTTGAATTTCACAAAAGAAAATTTCTTGTTGATCATAGATTCGATAGTATCTACTTTCAACTTGATGAAGCTTTCAATAGTGAATTGTGTTTTCTCAATATCAGCGATCTGTTGAGCCAACTTGGATTCTTCGTCTTGAAGTTCTGCAATCCTTTTATCAGCGTTGGCGATTTGAACGTTTGCCTGAAGGGATGATTTTAAATCAGTGATATGATTTTGTAATGTTCCTTTGGCGATTTTCAATTGTGAGGTATTATCATCACTATCATTGATTTCGAATTTCAAAGATTCAAGATTCGCAATCTCTTTAGATAACTGCTGATATTCCTCATTAGCTTCGATTCTTTGGGAAATGATAACATCATTTGATACGGCAGGTTTATTACTGTCATTCTCTAGTAATAGATCAGATCTGAGTTTTGTAATTTCAGCCGTGATACCTTTTATATATTGTTCACCAGTATCAATTCTTGAATCTAAATCAGATAATTGAGATCTGTAAGAAGAAACCTTTTCTGCATAGCCTTTCCCTTCAGCCGATATTTCGGAAAGTCTGTTCGCTTTATTTGTATTGAAGTTTTCCTGAAGTGAATTTCTCTTTTCTTCAATTTCGGATGCATCCATAGCATGACCACAAGTAGGACAAACTGCGTTTTCTTCTGAAAAAGTGAAGGTTTTGGAGTTTTCAGTATTCCATTCTTCACGCTTTGAAGTAACTATCTTTTCAAATCTTTCGATCATCGATACAACTTCATTTCTTTCAGATTTCAGTCTATCAACTTTTTGTTGAGCCGGGACCAATTCTTCTGAGTCTTTTTTGTGTATTTCTGATCTGATAGAATCAGCCTTGGAGGTTTCGGATTTTGATTCGGATTTTACTTGCTCAGAAATCGTGAATCTGATACCGTTCTGCTTTGATTTCAGGTCATAGATCTTATCCTGGTTCTCATTTCTTTTTTTGATAACCTCATCATAAGCCGCAGCTTTATCTTGAAGTTGGTTATCGATGCTTGCAATCTCTTTTTCCTTTGCATAAATCACTGAGTTTACCATTTCTTCATCCACAGCTTCAGGTTTGCTTCTTTCAACCTCATCGATACGGGTAGGGATCATTTTAATATCATCCTTTGCCTTTTTGATCGTTGCTGCGATCTGCTTCTTATATTCGTCAAGAGATTTATTTGTCAATTGGGAAAGCAAGGCCAAATAGTCGGAGTTTCCAGCTGCCAGATCCGCATCAGAAACGTCACCTGCAATCTTTACTAGAACATCTCTACGTTCCTGCCATTTAAGCATATTGAATGCAGAAGGTGAAGTAATAAGCTTGAATACTTTTTCATCAAGAATCTCGCTCACTTTGTTTCCAAATTCCTTCATTGATAAAGGAACGTCATTCCAATAATAAAGTGTTTCATTTCCGGAAAATTCAGCTTCCAAAGCACCTTTGGTCTTTACCCACTTTTCTTTGAAAACTCTTTTGAGAATTACTAATTCCCCATTTACTTCAAGTTCTGCAGATACTTCATGTTCAATCTTTGGAATTGCCATGTTGTTTGAATCAAGCGTTTTGATCTCAAAGTCTTTTCTATCGGTTGAGTCCTTTCCGAAAAGAAGCCAAACGAAAGAGTCGAAAACCGTTGTTTTTCCGGTTCCGTTATCACCATAGATGTTAGTGTTCGAATCGAAATCAATTGTCAGATTTCTGATACCCTTGAAGTTAATAAGGGAAAGTTTTTTTAATGTTACAATACTCATTGCTGTAGGTTTTATAAATATGTTTCTTTAGTTTTTGTCACTATCGATTTTTCAGTTGTAATGATCACCGATATGTTATCTTCATCTTTGGGATATTTCCGTTTGATGTAATCTGAGATACGAGCTGATAAATAGCCGAAATCCTTTTCCAATTCTTCTTGCTCCAAAACTTCATTTGCATATTGTTCTCTCAACTCGTCCGGTGTCATTGTGCTGATCTCTTCAAACAATTCCGGTTTCTTGATCTTCAATCTTTCAAGTTCTGTCATGAAAATAGATTTTAGAGATCGTTGGAATGCACAATATGAAAAGAGTGCAGAATTCTACTTTTCTTCCATTTTCGTTGAAAGGGATAACGTCAACTCTCAAGAAAGGCCACATGATTACCCAAAGGATTTTTTTTGCGATTTTGATAGTTTTTCTCATTGCTTTACGATTAAATTTTTATGAAATTTTTGAATTAAATTTTGTTTTCTGATAGCTGCTTCCTGATCATCTTGAGCGGCTCCAACACCGCCCAGATAATCACCTATTTGCGCCTCAAGACTGGCAGCATAATGTTCTAGATTGATAGCATATGACTTCATGTTCTTTGCATAGGCCTTCATAGTTTGTACTTTTGAAAGAATGGCCTTTGCCTTTTGTTCCGGAAGTAGATTTCTTTTTGCCATGGCTATATTGTGTCTAATAGTTCAAGAAGGTCCTTTTTGCAAGCTGTAGCCGATACTATTTCCTTATCAGCATTTTCCTTGGCTCTCACTACTAGCAGAAGAAATACAGGTTTATTTTCTTCTGTCACTTTTCTATTTCTCATCATTACTTCTCTAAGCGTGTAAACACTTACATTGTCCGTGCAGATATCAAGCATATCATTTTTGGAAGTATATTTTCTTAGATATTCTGATAGATTTTGATCGATGAATTTTCCTGTCTGTATTTCCATAATCATTTTCAGTTTTATGTTTTTACGGATTTCCGTAATTCCTAATTCCTTTTTTATTTACCTTTGTATTACTTAGTAGTACAAATATATAACTATTTTAGATATATAACTCAAATAAATAACTAAAATAGTTATATTAAAGGTAATTGATTGATTTTCAATAAGAAAATTTTAAATTATATCGATTTAAAATTAATAATTGAGCTAATTAATTGGATAGATATAAAAATTAAACAATGGGGAACGGTGATATAAATTACCAAAACGGTGATATAAATGAATATTTATTTATTGAGTTTAAAAAACTCAATAAAAAACAAGCTGAAATAGTTAAAGATTTGAATAAACCTCAATCCTATGTTTCTGCGTTAATGAATGGCAAAAAAAAAGTTGGGAAAGAAGTAGCAAAACAATTATCGGAACTGTATGGTTTTGATATTGGAAAAATATTAACGGGAAGTCCTGGTGAAACCAAAGGACTTCTGGAATTAAACCTTCCAAAAAAAGATTTTTCTAAACTATCTATAGAAGATAAGTTGACATATTTAATAAATCAAAATATTGATTTAAAATCGGAAGTTGAAATCCTTAAGAATGAAAACAGTGAAATTATCGAGCAGAATGATAAAATTATTGAGACCCAACATGCTATGATGCTATATATGGATATATACATGAAAAATATATCTGCTAAATTGAACATAGCCCTTTCAAAAGATGATAAAAAGGAAATAACTGGAATACAAAAATCATTTGTCAATTCAAATTAACAAAAATCATTGTTATGCATAATCTGAATTTTGTGATGCATATCCTATCGTTTCCAGCTATTGATATAAGTTTCTTCTGATTGTCAGTGAATTGGATATACTTTATAATAAGCATCATGAATGCCTTACAATTACTATCATATTCATGGTAATCAATCAAATTGGAAGTAAAAAGCACATCATTGATTGATGATAATTTTTCGATTGACTCAATATATTCGGATTTTTTTTTCATCGCTAAAATTTTTAAGGGTGTCAAATTTAATAATAATTCAACATTAATCATATATGAACATAAAATAAATAAAAATTTAACACTTTATCAAATAATTGTTTAAATATAAGTTAACATATGTAAACATTCTTCATTTATAACTCTGTAAAGATTGTTAATCATAACGACAAAACTTGTCGCATAATAAATGAATGTTAAAAAAAATTAAACCAACAATCAATATAGTACAATGTACTATTAAATAATGCAATATGGATGATTATAAATCAAAAATTGATAGATTTTTAGAGTCAGCTCAAAATCAATTTCTAAAAAACTCATATGGTAGTGATCTGAGTGAACTCAGTAGAAAATTAACTGACTACAAAAATTTTGTAGTCTATTTAGAGGATTTTAAAGTGGAAACAGATGAAAAACCTGAAGTTGTCAAAGCATATTTTTATGAGAAATTAGATGAAATTCACAATGAGTTTTTCGGATAAGAGTTCATTATCGATCTATCGATCATCTTTAATTTTTTTCCGGATAATGATTTTCCTGAATCTTTAATCTTTCGAATCTGTTTTAATTTTTTGTCAATAATACTTTTAGTCTTTGACAAATCAAATTTTACAATCATAATTTAATATTTTATTACAAATATAGATATAAATAGTACAATGTACGATTATGGATAGTCCTGATAAAAACATATTGAAATTGGCCGAACATCTCAAGCAAATTCACAAGATACCAAACAAACAGTTTGCGGTTTCTATCGGTTTGAACCCTACAAACATCAATAAGATAAAAAATTCTGAAAAGAATCCGGATAGGAATTATCATTTTACCTTGGAACAGATCAGAAAGGTAGGTGAAGTTTATAAGGTAGACATGAACTATATCTTCGGATTCACCGATAAGATGTACCGGGAATAATTAGTAACGTTACGTGTAACATTAATAAGGAAATCTTAAAAATAACATCATAAAAACGTCTGAAAAAGCGCATAAACAGGCAGATTCTTGAATAAACAATTCACTCATAATCAGGTGGTCCCTGGTTCGAGCCCAGGTGGGACCACAAGAAACGCCCTATTAAGGGCGTTTTTTTATTTATTTCACTTAAATACAGCTATTTGAATTTTTTTGAAAAAATAATTTATCAATTTTTATCATTTCGGTAACAATTCGTAACACTTTTGTAAGTCTCCCCGAATGTTGGACAGAATTACACCCTCATTTTGTTTTGTAAAACTATAAAATATTTCATTCTCCCTACTTAAATATGTAACATAATCTGCTTCAGGCAACTTGTTACTTCCTTTCAATTTTTTGAATGTATCTAAACTCATATCTCTATAAACAAATGTTTTGTACATCACCCATTGCAAACCCGCTTTTGCAGGGTCATTTTTCAAAACTTTATCTGCACCAGATACCAAAACAACAGTTCCTTTTTCATTAGATACTCTTACTTCTCCTTTGGGTTTACATTCTTTTACCTTTAAAATTTCTACAGCTTTCTTAAAAAATCGTTCTCTTTCAGAAAGACCATCTAAAGCAGGATTAATCAATATGGTCACATTTTTAACAGCTGCGTTACTGATTTCTATGGCTACGCTATTAATATTATGTTTGCCCCAAAAACCAAGAGCTGAAGTGATTGCATCTTCAGGGGCATTCTTTAATTTGTAAGGGTTATCTCCACCAATCCATTTATAATTTTTACCAAAAAGCGTATTTGTATATGACTGTAAATTTACATAATTATCCTTCCATGTTATCTGCTTAAAACCTTTTCCACTATACCTCCAACCATCATCTGGATTTGTATGCTTTTTTCCCAGAGGGTGAGTTTTGCCGTAAATTGCATTAGCAACTTCTGGCCAATTTTCTTTTTTCAACGATAGTTCAGACAAACGTTCTGCTTCCTGCATCCTATTTTTTCCAAATTGTTTAAAATAAGAATCAAATATTCCATTCATTCGAGTAGCACTAGTATATTTAAACCGTTCTTGTAACTCAAAAAATTTACTCTCGTGTGATATTTGAGCTAAAAAATGAGCTTTAGTAATGCATGTGTTTATTCCTACTTTTTTTCTAAACTGATTCAAAAAAGGAAGTGCTTTTTTTATCATAGTATCATCTTCAACCAAACATTTTTCTTTTCCCTTATTATCTTTCTTACTTACACATATTGCTTTAATTTGTTCCAAAGTTATATCTTTCTCACAATTCGGGCATTTATTTTCAGTATTAGATTGTGCAGGTTGTCTTTGCCCTACACTCGTTGCAGTCCTCGTGTTTTCTTGATTGGTGCTTGTAATACTTTCAATTCCTTCAGCAACTATTTCAGCTAATCTGCCTATTATGTTAGAACCACCACTATTACTATTACTATTACTATTACTATTACTATTACTATTACTATTACTATTACTATTACTATTACTATTACTATTACTATTACTATTACTATTACTATTACTATTACTATTACTATTACTATTACTATTACTATTACTATTACTATTACTATTACTATTACTATTACTATTACTATTACTATTACTATTTGCGGGAGGACTTGCAGGTTGTGTTGTTCCGTCACTTGCTACTACAGGTGTTTTGTTGGTAGCCATTTTATTCTCATAAACTGCTGATACAAAAAACTTCTTTGTGGAGTTTGAATTTCCTGTAAAAAAGCTCATAAGGGTTTTTGGTGTAGCATATTCAGACAAACTAAATGTTACTTTGGCTATTCCGTTTTTATCAACAAAGGCTCTCTTAGGCTTTTTGTATTTGTCAGATTCTGAAGCCCCTTCTTCCCAAAGATAAAAGGTTATCTCTTTTCCAAATAGATTAGACGTTCTTGCTTCTGCTGATAACGATTCGTTGAACTTTGCCTTATTGACATCGGAATTTCCTCTGTTCAGTAATATAACCCTTCCGATAACGGGTTCTTTTGCTGTTCTTGGGGTTACAACCAAGTTAGCCACAAATTTCTTTTC